TCACTTCGTCTCCTCCGTGACGGGGGCGCGCCCCGCAGTGTTCAATAGGTTGCGCGCCGCGTTGGCGCTGGCCTTTAGGTGAGGATCGGCCGAGGCCTCGAGGATGCTGGTGGTGATCTCGAGCGCGCTGGCCAGGGTTGCGCAGCGCTCGCGCATGGCTGCCGCCTCGCCCTTCGCCTGGGACAGCTCGGCCGTGGCCTTGTCGTACAGGCGTACGTAAAGCGCGCGGCCACGCACCGCAGCGGCGAGCTGTTCGGTCGGGTTGCGGGGCTTATGCATGGCGCACCTCCGTCACGATGGACAGATGGTTGGCAAGCTCGCGGGCGCGGGCGCTACCTATCTGCGCCAGAGCATGGAGGGCCACGCCGTCAGCCTTGTCGAGTGGCATAAGCTCGTCCAGCGCGTCGAGCAGGGCCTTGATTTCCCACGCCATCGAAGCTAGATCTTGGGGGGCGGGAATGTTGCTCATGCTGCCTCCCGCAATTCATGGGTGCAGGAACCGGCCCTAAACGCGGGGCGGCCAGTGGTGCCGTTGATAAGCAGCCTCTCAGGCAACTGGTTTGCGGGACGTTCCAGGGCCCTTGCTTCGTAGTCGATTGCTCGCTGCTTCACGCTGGGATTGATGTCAGGCCCGACCCACATATGAGCGTCCTGCCGGCCGAGCATCCGTAGCGGGACAGTCCGATACCGGCCTGGCTCAATGTGGGGCTTCTGCCCTTTCGTGTAGTTCCTGCGCCCGCCTGTCACACCATCGAGGAATGCAAGTTCGGCTTCGATGGCCTCTTCGCCCCGTTGCCCGCATTCGGTTTTGGGCATTGGGCGGTCGCATACCTGGGCCCATGCCCAACGGTCAGCAAGTATCTCGTTCGCTTGCCATATCCGGCGCAACGTTTCGCGGCAGAATTCGGTATCGTCAGCCGCTGGGCTGAACCGGAAAGAGAGTGAGCAGTAGTTGTCCGCGCTATGCCCGATTTCGTGAAACAGCCAAAAGCGATACATCTCAGCGTCGGTAAGCTGCGACACATCACATTCGAAACGGGTCTTGCCGGTACTGCGGATGTGGCTGGTGTCTATCGTTGTGGCAAGCAGCAAAGATGCAACTTCAGTGAGCGATCCAACGACTGCGTCCGAGGTGGCGTCAATAACGCACGCGTCCAGTCCGGACCTAAGCCCGATCACCTGTGCGGGCTGGTCGAACAATCTCAACGCGAGGCCGTGGGCCTTGGCGATTTCCGCGTACTCACGGTACAGGACGGGTGTGATGCTGAGAATCGAGTTGGTGCGCTTGCTCATGCTGCACCTCCCTTACCTAACAACCGGCCGGTCACGATGCGATGCAGCTCAGCGAACCGGTCAACGTACCAATGCGGCTGCGTCTCGCGCGGCGATGCCGGGTTGGTCAGGTTCTTGCCGTACGCGAGGCCTTTCTCAGTAACCGCCCAGAAGTGCTTCGTCTTGGTAGGCGTTGAGCGGCTAGCGCGTGTGCGCTCTTCAATCATGCCAGCGTCACGGAGCAGGGCGTTGTACGCGGCCACGTTTGTCGTGATGCCGTGCTCCTTAAGCAAGGAGGTCAACGATGACGTCGGCATCGAACTACCTGCTGGACCATCGCCCGCAGCGTCCACGACGTAAGCGGGCAAGAACGACGTGTCCAGGGCGTGGCGTTTGCCGATGTACTGCAGCATCGCTACTTGCGACGACGGGGCCGGGCGCAAGAGGCGGGTGAAGCACTCCATGATGGCCAGCTCGCCGACCAGCCGGGGAGCTGCTTCGGGGGCGCGAGGATGGCCGGTTTGATCGTGCAGCCGACGCTCGCATTCGATGAAGTACTGTCGCGCCTGCTTGCCCTTGGCGTTGCGCTCGACCATGGATAGTTCCTTGGCCATGTCGAGGGTCAGGACATATTCCTTGATCGGGCGGCCGCCGCGGAGGTTTTCCCCGATTTCGGTGAAAACCTCGAAGTCCTGATGTTCAACGAACGCATACTGGTCGATGCGGTCTTTGATCCAAGTCGAGAAGTCTTTGCCGACCTCTAGGAAGGAGTGCAGGTCGCGTGCATTGGCTGTCGGGACGGCTTGTCCACCGATCTGGCAGGTGCCTACGGGAATGAGGTGGTTCATTGCGACACCCCTTCGGCGAGAGCGGCGATTTCGCGCGCGAGATCTTTAGCTTGGTGGACGTAGGCGTCTTGAAGCGAATCGCTCAGGGTTTGAAAGCTCTGGCGTTCGAGACCCATGAATTGAAGAAGCGCGTGGAGAGACTGCGCTTTGATGGCAATGGCGTTCAAGCCCTCGGCGGCAGGCGGGCATTCTCCAGTTGGTATCACATGTGTGGGTGCGCTACTATTGCTCGAGAGCAACGATTTGGTTTGGGGCATGGCGTGACTCCTGTGCCTTAGGTTTTTGGTGGCGACTGTGTCGCCGGTTGCTCGCATGGCCCCTTCCTGGCTGCAATCCAGGTCGGGGCCAAACTTTTTGGTACGTCTAGTACCAACGAAAGTTAGATGTATCTTACGTTTGGCATTTTATATCGTCAACTGCGCCTTACAATTTTGACGGCAGTTGTGCTACGCCTGCGGACTGTTGCGTATAGGTCAGGGCTTAGCGCCCGTCGTCTTTCTGGTACGCGGCGCGCCAGGGGCGATCAGCTAGGGCCGCGCATCGTCCACGAGTCATGCTCTGGACGCGAGGATAGTTTGCGACGGGCTCGGGGGAACGGTCTTGCGCAATCCAGATCTGAATCGTGGACTTGGCTACACCGTGGACTGCCGATACGACCGACAGACGCATACGGCCCGTGGCAGCCAGTGCGGCGCTATGGGTTTTAGCGGTATGTACCGATTTGCTATACGGGGCGGTGCGACCCGATTTGAGAATGGCGGCTTGCATCGCTGCTGCACTCCTGCGAGGTGAATACAGGTGCAGTCTGGCGATCGAGGGAGCGTTCTGGGCCTAACTCGGGTTGGGCAAAACCTAATTCGGGTGCTGATCTATGATTTTTCAGCTTTTTTTGGAAGATACTCCGCGGCTTCCTGTAGCCGCTTGCGTATTGTGTCTTCTTTCACATCATCTATGCCTACGGTCTGGAAATCCCGCAGCAATTCTGCAACCGTGGCCGTCCTTTTCTCGCCTGTATAGGACTTGTAGTTCGCCGCCGTGAGTCCTGCGATGATCTTTAGGAGGGTGTTTTTCTCGCGTGTAGATAGTTGATCATCCTCTTTCGCCTTTGGGGCGGAAGTCAATGATTGCTCAAGGCCTCGCAATGCTGTCGTTCGTACCGCGAGCTCAATGTCCTCCGTCAGACAGTCGTCATACGATTCAATCTGCCAGAGATCGCCGCTATCTTCCTGAATGAGCAACCTACCTGTATCGTATTGGGCAGATTCCGAAGGCCTGCTAAATTCGTCCAGGCATTGCAATAGGAACACGCGTGAATAGCGAGTAGCGGGCAGGTCCGCTATTTCACGTCCCGGCTGGTCTCGGGCGTAGCCAATTGCGCTCATTCCCAATTGCAGCATCTCTCCCTCCCCGCAAAACTCGGGAAGGTGTATTACCTCACCATCCACCGGCTCCCGCCTCGTAAACACGGATTGTCCCGTGGAAGCCCCTTCATTCAGTTGGTATTCGACTTCTTCATATTCGATTTCACTTGCCGGTTTTTTGTACCAACGGCGTGCGTATAAGTAGCTTGCCAGCAGGCGAATCGATAGCCGTAGATGACCGTCCAGGGCCAATTGAATTACGTCGGCTTCGGTGACGTGCTCACCAAAGGATACGGAAAGGTACTTGGCAGCGTCGGCCAGTGTCACCCATTGCTTCAAGGTGAACAGCTTGCTCATGCTCTCTTCCTAGTCGCTAAGGCATCTGGGATCTGACCTAAGACCTTTCGCACCGTGTCATCCGAAACTGGTGCTCCGATATCGTCTGTCCGTTGCGCGACATTGGTGGTCGCGCCTCGTTCGTTGAGGTCGATTTCAGAATACTTGCAGAGTGCGGCGATGATGATGAGTAGAGTATTCCTCTCGGTTGTCGCCAATTGGGAGGTGTTCTTTTTCAAGGCTTCTAGCTCCTTGATCGCAGGTGCGGCCTGTTCCTTCCACGCTGTTTCAGCTTTTTCAATCCGTGCCTTCAGTGCATCACGTTCGGCCTGCAGCGCCCTAAAGCTGTCCGCGTTGATAGCCGTATGAGTCGTGCGCTCGATTTCATCAAACAAGAACTTTGGCTTGTCGGCTGGGAATTCTCGCGAAATCCATTCCTTCAAGTCATTGCGGGAGACATGGCGACGTTCTGGGGCAACGTGCTGCGTTGAGCCGTCGAAGGCTTTGCCGCTTTCCCTGCTTACCAACAGAATGCCTTGTTCAATAGCTTCGTGGATCGCTCGGCACCTCGGCTCGAGACAAGGAATGTAGGGGTGTCTGAAGACTGCGCGATGGACCTGTTCTGCAATTTGTAGATGTTCCTGCACTTCGCCGGCAGGAATGCCGCACCACAATGCCGCAGCAGTTGGCACCGGATACACCGTGTAGTAAGACTGGACTTGCTCACAGCTATCATTGGCCCAAGCTTGACTCTTCATTGCGCTGTCCTATGCGCCGCCCAAGGAATAGGAGCCAGCACCAGGCCGATGGGCGTTTCGGCATAGACCCGTCGGGTTAGGTGCTGGCAACAAAAACCCGATCAAGCAGCCTTCGGCTTTTTGGCCGTGCTCACGCGTGCAGATGCCTCCCACTCGTCAATTAATGCGAGGGCGCGTCCCTCAATCATTCTTTTGACGGCGTCTGGCAACTGGGCGTACCGCGCAGGGTCGATCGCTTGAAACGGCCACTCTCCTGACGTCCGAGCGCCTGCATCTCTTTGATCCAGATCACCTTGGCGCGGCTCGCCGCGGCCGGTTGCCACCCAAATCGCGTCCACATTGCAAGCAGCGGCCAATCTGGACGCGACTTCCGCTGTCAACGTCTTGACGCTGCCATTTCGCCAATCGGAGACGGCCGCGCGACTTACGCCAGCCTGTCTGGCTAGCTCAGCGGCGCTCCAGTGATTCTCGGAGAGCAGGAAGTTAATGCGATCGGGGAGAGTGGTCATGGCGTCAATTTATCCTAACAAATGTAAGATGCGGCTTGCATTTTAGTGCAAGATACGTCTAACATTGCGCATGGAAAGAAATTTGACCCCCGAGAGCGACATGCGCCCCGTACTGCGTGCAATCCTCGCCGCAGGAGTTCGGCAGGCAGAGATAGCCCGAAAACTCGGCGTGTCTCGCGCGTGCATATCGGATGCCGCCAAGCCTAGCGATAGACCTTGGATGCCCTCATATGCGACGGGCGTGGCACTGCTGTCCATGCTTCGGGATCAAACATCGTGATCCCGGGGGGGGGCGCCCGCATGTTTAGCGTCGATGCCACGCTTATCGGCCGTGCGGAAGAGGTCGGCGTGTTGCTCGCACCTCGACATCGAGTATGCCGCCCGTTCGGGAGGCGCGTGCGCCGTACGTTAGGCAATCCAGCAGGCCAATCGGCCAAGGAATGGAACGTCGACCACCCAATCGTCAAATCCGTTCGTGCGCAGATTGGCATTGTGGGCTGGGATAGCCAGCGCGGTGATCGTGTCAGGGCCATTCGCCTGAAGGCGCCGCAATTCGCGGTCGATCTCGGCCAAAGTCATCTCAGGGGCCCGCGCGGCCAAGTCACCGAATTTCTCTCGTTGGACAGCGCAACGGACAGCCTTTTGCGCGGGTCGGATCTCTCGCTCGAGGTATGCCGCGGCAGCGATTACGCCGCCGATTACTCCGGCAATCACCCCCCGGCCGCCTGCGACCGCCGCCACTGCTGCCGAGCCGCCGACCATGTTGATCAACGAAAAGACACTATCGATTCGCCGATAAAAGCGCTCGTTCATGTCGTTGAACGTCACGCCGTAGAGGACATCAAGGACCGCCTCGGCGTGGTTCCTTTCAACGGTCGTTATGGCCTGCTTGGTAGTCATTCCGCATCCTTTGAGGTTGAGGCTGCGGCGTCGGATTGCGCCGCGGGGGTGCCTGATTTCTCTTTTCCATGGTCAGTCCCTTGTGAGCAGGTTGGGGGTGTAGGAGCCAACATTCTGTCACAAGTGGACTCGACCGCCCATATCGAGTCGGAGGATGTGGCCGAAGTGCACATCCCCGGCGTCACCACCACGCCGCCGGCACCGGGTGCCGTCCGCATCGGCCCGGAGGACGTGTAGCCATGAACACGGCAGTTTCCATCTTGATCCTAATGGCCGCGTTCACGTGGCTGCTGATGCTGATCGTCGGTTGCTGCGTGGGCCTCTGGCTTCTGTGGCGCCGGCGCGGCATGCGCAAGTGGATTGCCGATTTCGATCGAGGTCTGGAGCGCGAAGAACGCACCCGGGTCAACTTTCAACGCCGCCACCGGCTCAGGCCGTAGGCGGATAACGGTGTGCACACGGCTAGGGTAGCTCCCGAAGAGATGGACTCCTCCACCCATCCTGCCGAAGTGCCTTCTTTGTGGAGTGATGGAGGTTCTATGGCCCCTCGCATGATCGTGCCTTTGCTGCGCTACACGGACGCACGTGGCACGGAACGGGAAATTTCCCTGGTGCAGCACCAGCCCGACCAGCCGCCCAGGATCGTCAGCGGCTCAGGCCCCGACGCGCTCGATGTGCCGCTGTCGGCCTTGTTCGGCGTTCAGATCACGCACGATCCCATCCGCCAACTGATCGGTGATGGGCCGGAGTTCGCAGAACTGCCCGCCGACCGAGTACGTGAGGCCGCTGCCCTGGCACTACGGGCGCTGCCCGCGTCCGCAGGCTGCTTCCGCGTTGTGTGGATACCCGACGACGGATTGCCGTTCTGAGGCGCACACATTGACACACGACAACACGTCGCCGCAGGTCGAGGACGGCCATACGCGCATCGCAAACGAGCTCCTTGAGGGCTTGTGCCGTGCCGGCCTTTCAGCGCGCCAGTGGGCCGTTGTGATGGCCGTGGTTCGCAAAACCTATGGGTATGGAAAGAAGGCTGACGACATCAGCCTGGGACAACTCTCATCTATGACTGGCATCGCCAAGCCCCACGTCAGCCGTGCTGTAAACGACCTCATTGCCGCAGGCGTCCTACGCCGGACGGCCGGCACATTCAGCAACTCGCTGTCCCTCAACAAGCGCTACAAACAATGGACGCTTGGGGGCGCTGCTCAAACCGTTACGGATTCGGTTGCGGAGGGGTTACCGAAAGAGCAACGGGGGTTACCGGAACAGCAACCCCTTGATGGGGTTACCGAAACGGCAACCCAAGTTACTGATTCGGTAACCACTACTGGGGTTACTGATTTGGTCACTGGGGTTACTGATTCGGTAAGGGTTACCGATTCGGTCACGCAGGGGTTACCGATTCGGGAACCACAAAAGGAAACTATACAAAAGAAAGAAAAACCCTTGTCGGGCAAGCCCGACTCGGCGGCTCATCCCGAAGCCGAAAGCGACGCCGCCAAGACCATCATCGCCCATCTCAACGAGGTGACTGGATCGGCGTTTAAGCCCGTAGAGTCCAACCTCCGCCTCGTGCGCGGCAGACTCGGCGAGGGCTACACCGCGGAGGAAATTCGCGCGGTGATCGACGCCAAGCGCGCCGAGTGGTTCGGAAATCCGCGTTGGGGGAAGTACCTGCGGCCTGCGACCTTGTTCAACGCGACGAACTTCGCGCAGTACGCGGGGCAGCTGAGCAACGTCGTGATGCCCGAGGATGGGCGCGTCGATCTGGGCAATGGTCGCTATCGGCTCAATGGCCGAATTTTCGGCGCTGATGGCCGTCCGGAGGTGGTGCTGTGAAGACCTTCGATGACTTCGGGATCGACCTGCGGGGCCGCACGGGCGTGGAGGTCAAGACCACGTGCCCGAAATGCTCGCCCAGTCGCCGGAAGAAAAACTATCCGTGCCTGTCGGTCAACACCGAGAAGGGCCTGTGGAACTGCCACCACTGTGGTTGGGGCGGGTCGCTGGGCCACGGCGAAGAGCGCCGGCCCGAGGCTCCGAAGATCTACCGCAGGCCGGACTACGTGCTGAACCGCACCGATCTGCCCCAGGCCGTCGTGGACTACTTCGCCGGGCGCGGGATCAGCCAGGGCACGCTGCTGCGCAATTGCATCGGCTACGGCTCACAGTACTTCCCACAGGTCGAAGAGGAACGCACCTGCGTGATGTTCCCGTACTTGGACGGCGACGAGGTGATCAACGTCAAGTACCGCACCGGCGACAAACTGTTCCGTCTGGCCTCGGGGGCGCAGCGCGTGCTGTACGGCTTGAACGATGTGGATGCAGTCCTGATCTGGGTCGAAGGCGAGATGGACAAGTTGTCGGTGGAGGAGGGCGGTTTCAAAAACTGCGTCTCGGTGCCCGATGGCGCGCCCACGCCGGACACGAAGAACTACGACAGCAAATTCGATTTCCTGGATTGCGAGCAGTTGGCCAGCGTCCGCGAACACATCATCGCTGTGGACGACGACGCGCCGGGCCGGCGCCTTCAGGAAGAGTTGGTTCGCCGCCTCGGTCGCGATAAGTGCCTGATCGTGACCTGGCCAGAAGGCTGCAAAGACGCAAACGACGTGCTGATCAAGCTTGGCCCCGAAGCCTTGCAGAAGTGTATTGAAGACGCACAGCCGGTGCCGATCGAGGGAACGTACTCCGTGACGGACTTCCGCTCGGAAATTCTGCGCCGCTACGAGGGTGAGGTCAGGCGCGGTGTGTCGACCGGCTGGCCCGGCATGGACGGGCACTATACGGTGCTGGAAGGGGAGTGGACCCTGGTGACCGGCATCCCCGGCCATGGCAAATCCGAATGGCTGGATGCCCTGGCTGTCCATCTTGCGCAGCAGCATGGTTGGAATTTCGGAATGTTCTCGCCCGAGAACTTCCCTGCGGACTATCACAGCGAGAAGCTGATGGAGAAGTTCATCGGCAAGCCGTTTGCGGCGGGGCCGAACGACCGTATGGACGTGGCGGAGTTGGACAGGGCAATGGATTTCTTGGCCGACCACTTCACTTTCATGATGCCGGAGTCGCCCAGCCTTGATGCGCTGCTGGAACAGGCTAGCCGGTTGGTGACCCGCAAGGGCATCCGCGGGTTGATCATGGACCCGTGGAACGAGATCGAACACGGGCGGACCGCCGGACAGACGGAGACGGACTATATCTCCCTAGCTTTGTCCAAAATCCGCAAGTTCTGCTGGGCGCACGGCGTGCACACATGGGTCGTGGCGCACCCGGCGAAGCTCTACAAGGACAAGGATTCGGGCGACTACCCGATCCCCACGCCATACGACGTGTCAGGTTCCGCGCATTGGCGCAACAAGGCCGACAACTGCATCACTGTGTACCGGCACGTCAAGGACGAGAACAAGCCGGTGGAGATCCATATTCAGAAAATCCGCAAGAAGTTCGTCGGTCGCGTGGGTATGGTGGAACTGCAGTATGACCGGGTGACAGGTCAGTACCGCGATTATGCGCATTTCACGCGGGCGCCCATCTACTCGCTGCAAAACCGGGGATCGGCGTGATGACTGTTCTGCCATATCGGACGGTCGTCAATCTAGAAACGAGAATGCTTGCCGAACGGCACCTCTTCGTCACTCGGCTTTTCAAACGCCGCGGTATCCCCGTTCAGATCCGCGACATGGATCTGCGCAAGGCGAGTCGCTTCGTCGATAGCGATTTGTGCGGAAGGGTAGCGCTCCTCGATGGCGATGCGTTCGCCGGCAGTTCCATCTGTGCCCGGAATCAACGTGTAGCCAATGCGCCAGTGCCCGTCATCCTGGAAAGGGCGTTCTATCTGGAAGTCCCATTTTGCTTTTTCCATAGCATCTCCTGGTCGGGCCTTCATGCTACTGCGGTCAATCCGGCCCTGAAAAATCTGCGGGTATTCGCCTGATGGCGATTGCCTGCCGCAATACATCGTCCCCGCTTGCCGGAGGACGTTGCGCTTCACCGAGAGCACTGTTCACGACGGCTCTGCGGTTGAGCTTGTGGCGCGCTTGCTGCGCGTCCCTCCCTACAACCCTGGAATCGTTTGAGGACTTGATCATGCTCGATCACAACGACCCCGAAACTTGGCTGGAGCTCCCTGTTGAGGAGGCAGCCGGCGCGATCATCGCGCGAACGCATCAAATCGCGGACCCGATCTATGACACAGGCATGACGTATGCACCGTGCCGCTGCTGGCGTTGCCGTGGGGGCGTGGCGCTTGCGGACCGCGCCACCCTTGACCGTCTGCTGGCCAAACACCTGATGACGCTGAGCGAGTCCGAGCGCGGCCAATGGATGCTGTTGTGGGCCGGGCACCCGCGCCACGATGCTGACGCGCGCGAGCAGCTGAACACCTGGCTGCGCATAGCGGGTGGCAGCAATGAACCGGCGCCCTTGTATCCCGTCTACGCGATGCCGGAGGAAGCATGACCGAACGCAATGCGCCGTTTCCGCGGCTCGCCGTGGCCTTGGCCTACGCATTCAGCGAAGAACGGCATACCCTGAACCGGCCGGCTGTGGCCCGTGCGGCAGACATGCGCTTGGGCGAGCCGGGACCCCTTGCGGGCGTCGATGGATGCGCCGAAATCGCCCAGGTCCGCCAGTTCCTGGAGCGCGGCTTGGAGCCATTGCACTTGGCTGTGCTTTGGGCGCGCTATGGACAACGCAAAGTTTGTTGCAAGCATTGCCAGTCCGAGGGTGACCATCCGGGCTGGGTGGGCGCTTTGCAAAGGATCGCGGTAGCGCTGGGCGCGCATCTTTCGATGCGTACCGCACATAGCGCGCTCCTGCACGCTCTTGTACGTCGGTACTACGACAGAGGCAGTGTACGCACCTTGCAAGCGATCGCTGACGAGTACGCTTGCAACGTTCGAAGCGTGGAAAGGGCTAGCGCTAAGGCCAACGAATGGCTGCGCGGCGCACGAGAGAAGAAGGGTGCGGAACCGATCTACGGTATCGAGCAAGCGGCGCATGCCGCTGCAGAAATGCTGCTGCGCGGCGGGGGGTTTATCCCGTAGCGCTTCCTCGCCGCATCCCATGGCAAAAAACAGCGTCCTGGACCGGGAGGCCATTTCATGGAGTCGAACAAATGAAAATGTACGAAGTCGAGGTTTCGATCATGGGCGGAAACATCTATATCACGTAGCAGGACAGCGGCAGTGACGATCCCAATACAGTAGTGATCACAGCAGACCAAGCTGACTTTGTCGCTGCAGGGATAAAAGGAGCTGCAGCGAGCCTGCGGAAGGTGGAAGTCTAGCCGCACCAAGATGATCCTTGACGGTGCGGAAAACCACCGCCATAATTAGCAATAACGGATTTCCTAAGAAGTCCGTCCCGCAAAACCCGTTACGCGAAAGCTGGCGGGTTTTTTTGCGCGCAATGCTCGTAGTGTGGCTTGATTAGAGGTTCTGCTCCGAATTCGGACAGACACAGCGACATGCGTGCCATGTTCCAAGTCTGCTCTGGCGCTAAATGGAAACGCTGGTTGACTTTCTGGGCGGGTGCGCCCATAGTGAATTAGCGGCTTTTCGAGCATCGCGATTTTCGTCCGGTTTTGCGCCCTCAAGGGTGCTTCATTGTTCGCAGTCCTTTCCTTGACTAGCTCCCTTTCGGGCGATGCCCGCGATTTAAGGAGTAGAAGAATGGAAACCGGAATTGTTAAGTGGTTCAATGACGCAAAGGGCTTTGGATTCATCATGCCTGAGAACGGCGGCAAGGACCTATTTGCTCATTTCTCTGAGATAGTCAGCGACGATGGCCACAAGGTTTTAGTTGAAAACCAACGCGTCAGCTACGTTTCGGCGCCAGGCGCCAAAGGCCCACAGGCTACGCAAATTCGCGCGTTGTGAAACAGAGCCCTAGGTAAGTGAAAGATAGGAGGGCTTATGTTTCACAACAACATGATCTACAAAGGGTATCGTCTAACGGCAAACGTCTCCCGTATATCGGTTGGGAGAAGCCGTCGGCCAGCGTTCACAGCCACTGTGGCACTGGACGTCATTGCGGATCAACATGGGTTGAACGTACCCGAAGAAGTGCCGCTGTTTGCGTCAGGAGGGTTTGTTTCAAGCCCTGTAATGGCCGTAGATGCTGCTATAAATCATGGGCGTCATCTGGTCGATGCTCATGTGCGACCTTCCTGAGCAACATTCGCTAGATTGCCCACGCGTGAAAGTGGACGGTATTTTTCACATGTGCCGAAAGGCGGCGCAATGCTGATTCAGCAAATGAGCAGGTACGATCTGGCAAATCGGCTGCGCGAGATGGCAGATGCGATAGAGCGAAACATACTCATTCATTGGGCCACGCTTGAGATGAGCGCGATGTCTGCTGGGGAGTTTGCGTCGGGTGAATGCCCCGGGGCTGAAGGGCAAATGCAAGGTCCAACAATGCCAGAGAGCTTGGCCGAGCAAACTATTACGATCAGGCTGACACGCGAAAACTGAGTGCTTTGCCTGCCTAAACCACAGTGCTAGATCTGAATCCGCCAAGCGCAAGCTGGCGGTTTTTTTGCGCGGTGCCCGAGATGCCGAAAGGTCTGGACGAAGGGTGAGGCCGCTACAAACAGTTCAGTGGGGCGCACACCCAATACTGGGAGTCCCTGGGTTCGAATCCCAGCCGCGCAACCAGCGGGCTTGGCCGAGTGGTCAGGCTGCGGCCTTCCAAGCCGCCTACGCGGGTTTCGATCCTCGCAGCCCGCTCCAGATAATCGAAAGCCCCGATACGGATATTCCGGTCGGGGTTTACTACTTGGAGATCTCAATGCTGAAGAAATTCTGGGGGCGCGTCGTCCTCTTTTTCATTCGGCCAGGCTTGGACGCCTTGGAAGAGGAGCGGCGCCCGTTGCGCGAACAAATGATGGCCGCAGTAATAAATACTGACGGCCACGTAGTGCTTTCGAAGAGCTCAGTGGAGCGGGCAGCGGTCAAGAATTGCCAGATTGCTGACGCTTGAGCAGTTCAGCATATGCCTCATCGCTGAGCGCGATCGGTAGTGGCGAGCCAGGGAATGTTTTTTGGTACACCTCTTCCAAATAGGCGCTACTAATTCCCTGTTGCTGGGCTGCCAAAACGGCACGGCCAATGTACCCCATCGTGATATCCCGGTTCGAATGTGCTTGAGCTTGGGCTAAGGCGAGCCCAAGCATAGAAATCTGGGGGATGATGTCTTGCAGACTTTGTTCCTGAGTCATACGTCCGTCCTATGGTTGTTGAAGTGTAGGAACTTGTAACCATAGCAGATGATGATCAACATCTGCCCCGACCAGGAAACTGGCCGGGGCTTCTTCATTGGAGCTCCATATGTTTGGTGGACACGACCCCGAAAACTGCCCCTTCACGCCCAAGCGTAAGCGTGGTCTGGGCGGGCAGTAGCAAGGCTAGCTTTCGCGGCGTAGCTCAGTGGCGGAGCGCCGGGTTTATACCCCCGGAGGTCGCAGGTTCGAATCCTGCCGCCGCAACTATCAGCGAGGCGCGTGCGTCTTCAGCCAGTCCCGCAGGGCCGCATCTACGCGCGTCTGCCAGCCATTGCCCGTAGCGCGGAAGCTCTCCAGCACGTCGGGCGACAAGCGGATGGTGATACGTTCCTTCGTGACTTCAGCCTTAGGCCGGCCGATCTTCTTCATGTGCTTCAGATCAGCAGCGCCCAGTTCATAGGTGTCAGGATCGGCAGCAATGCCGCGGCTGATGGCTTCGTCCTCTTCGCGGGTGGGGACAATGGTCCCCGGCTTAAGCTTCGGCATAAAGATTCACCTCTCTCGAATTTGCCTTGCGCAGGCTGATGATGCGCCGTTCGTTGTTGCGGTCCACGTACACCACGCAATACAGGCGCACATCGATATAGCCCAGGGCGATCATGCGGCGCTCGCCGTACTCGCGGCGCATGTCTTCACGCACCAGGGCGTCATCCCATTCGAACTCTTCGGCTTCGGCCAGCGAAACGCCATGCTTGCGCTGGTTGCTCAGGTCTTTGGCGGCGTCGAATGTGATGTCCATATAGTTATTGTATGTACATTAATTCGATTCCGCAAGGACTTTTTGTGCATACGTTTATCTGTTTACCTTCTCGCTACCGCGGACCGGACGCTGGACATGGCGTGTGGGATTCGGCCATCGCGGTCGGGTGGTGTGCAATAGGTTGCACCCGCCATCGGCGCGTGCACGGGACGGGCTTACAGGGCGTAAGCCTTACACCGTATAAGCGCGAAAACGGCGCAGAAGCATGGCGGAAAAAAAGCCGATACGGCGAGGGCTTAAGCCGGGGGCCCCTAGGAAAATCGGTCCGGTAAGGGTAATTCGAACCCCGAACGCTCGCTAGTCACGGGCGCGCTAAGGGGGGTAATAATAATTTCGGCCTCCAAGCCGCGATTCGTGCGGGTTTCCGGCCGCTGTTGAATGTGTTCCGCCGAGAATTTCCCTCGGCGGCGGGCTTATATCTGAGGGCTTTATGAAGCTGCGCCATCACTCGTCGATGAGGGAGGGTGTGGATTTCTTCGGCCAGGCCCAGCGCCAGTTGCCATATGCCACGTCACTGGCTTTGAACCGGGTTGGGCAGCACATCCTGGAAGCGCTGGCTCGCGTCACCGGCGAGGTATTCGACCGGCCGACGCCGTACACGATGCGCGCCTTGCGGTTGGCCCGGGCCACCAAGGACAACCTGGTGGCCACCGTCGACTACCGCGACGGCGCCGGCAAGGGCCTTTCTGCTGATAAGTACTTGCCGCCCCAGGTATTGGGCGGCGGCCGCCGATTCAAGCGCTCTGAGAGGGCCCTTTCTCGGGTTGGATTGCCTGCCGGCGCCTATACGGTGCCGGCGGCGGCCGCCGAGATCGACGCCTACGGCAACATGTCGCGCGGTCAGATCGTGCGATTGCTGTCCTACCTGCAGGCCTTCGGCGAGCAGGGCTATCGGGCGAACTCTACGCCCCGCAGCCGCGCGCGAACGGCGAAGGTGAGAAGGACGGCCGAAGGCTACAAACGCGTCAACGGCGTGCAGTACTTCGTTTCCCGTGGCAAGGGGTCTATGTCTGGCAACCGTGAACAGCGGCTGCCCGCCGGCGTGTGGCAGAAGACCGGCACGCATGGTGCCGATGTGAAGCCGGTTCTATTGGCGGTGGCCCTGCCTTCGTATACGCAGCGATTCCCCTTCTACGAAACGGCCGAGGCGGTCTACAGCGAACGCTACGACGCCGAGTTTTCCACCGCCTTAGACCTGGCCCTGTCCACCGCACGATGATCGACCTTGAGAAGAAGACGACCCAGGCCCGGTTCGGGCAACTGGTCGGTATCACACAGCCTGCGGTAAGCGGCTTGCTCATGCGCGGTGTCATGGTCGCGGGCGACACGCTGGGCAATTGGCTGCTTTCGTACTGCGGGCACATACGTGACATTGCGGCTGGCCGCCAAGCAGGGGAGGACGCCAGAACGCTGGATCCGGCTGAGGAAAAGGCGCGGCTGTATGCCGCGCAGGCGGACAAGATTGAGATGGAGAACGCGGTCGCGCGCGGCGAGCTTGCCCCAGTCAGCGTGCTGGAAGATGTGCTGACGCGGGCCGGAACTAAGGTCAGCGCCGCGATGGATGCGATTCCGACGGCGTTGAAGCGCCGGCTGCCGAATCTGACTGATGCGGATTTGACCATTGTGCGGCGCGAGCTTGCCAAGACCCGCAATGCGGTTGCATCCCTGTCGCTGGAAGACCTGGAGGCTGACGAAGAGAACGAGGGTGAGTAATGCTCGTAGAGTCCAATCGCGCCGCGGTCGCGCGCGCGCTGAGACGCGGGCTTGCATCCTTCGCCGCTCCGGAGCCCATGACGCTGCGCGAATGGGCCGAGCGCCATTTCTATCTATCTGCGGAATCGTCCTATGTCGAGCAGCGCTGGGAGGCCTGGCCGTTTCAACGAGGCATTCTCGCCTGCGTCGGCAGCGACGACGTGCACGAGGTCGACGTAATCAAGTCGGCCCGCGTCGGCTACACCAAGATCCTGTTGGCCGCCGTCGGCTATTTCGCCGAGCACAAACGGCGAAATCAGGCGCTGTGGCAGCCGACCGACAGCGCGCGCGACGAGTTCGTCAAGACCGAGCTGGAGCCGATGCTTCGGGATGTGACGGTCATGCACCCGATCTTCCCGACGCGGCTGGCACGGCACAAAGACAACACGCTGCTGGTGAAGAAGTTTCGCGGCAGCGTGCTGCATCTTCGCGGTGGCCGGTCGGGCGACAACTACCGGCGACTATCCATCGGCGTGGCGTACCTGGACGAGTTCAGCTCGTTCGATTCGAACATCGACGGTGAAGGCGATCCCGGCCAGTTGGCAGCCAAGCGCCTCGAAGGCGCAACCTTCCCGAAGATGGTGGTCGGATCCACTCCGAAGCTGAAAGAGACCTGCCTGATGGATAAGCGCGCAGCCGGCGCCGACGCGCGATACGAGTATCACATCACCTGCCCCCACTGCGACGAGCATCATGCGCTGACCTGGGGTGGCAAGGACGAACCGCACGGGCTCAAGTGGGTCGACGGCGATCCGGAATCGGTGAAGCACCTATGTCCGCACTGCGGTTGCCTTATCACCCAGAGCGAATATCTGGAGGCATCGGAGTCCGGATTCTGGTACGGCTCGGACGGCACCACCATCGACCGCGATGGAGTCTTCCGTAATGCGGCTGGCGAGGTAATACCGGCTCATCGGCGCGTCGCCTTCCACGTGTGGACTGCGTACAGTCCCATGGTCAGCTGGGCCAAGCTGGTCCGCGAGTTCCAGGAGGCCTACGCCAAGGCAAAGCTGGGCGACGACGAGCCCCTGAAGACCTTCTGGAATACCACCCTGGGCCAGGCCTGGGAGGGCGAGGTCGAGAAGATCGAGGCGGACGAGCTGAAGCGCCGGGCAGAGATTGAGGCCTACCGTCTTCCAAGCTTGGCCGAGAACCTCGTTCCGATGGGCTGCACGTTGTTGCTCGCAGGTTGCGACACGCAGGGTAATCGCGTGGAGGTCGGTGTCTGGGGATTCGGCCGTGGCGGACAAATGTGGACCGTGGATCACCAGATATTCCACGGCAACCCGGCGGAGGACGAGGTCTGGTCCAACGTGGCGGCATACCTGTTCGAGCGGCGCTTCCAGCATGAAGGCGGCCAGCAGATGAGCATCTACGCTACGGCTATTGACAGTGGCGGCCATCATTCGAATGCGGTTTACGACTTTGCGCGCCGCAACAAGGCGCGCCGGGTCTTTGCCGTCCGTGGTCGCCCCTTCGGCGAGAAGGCCATCAAGGATGGCGCTGGCCAGGTGGATATCGACTGGCGAGGCAAGCGGATCAAGAAGGGCGTGATCTTGTGGCATGTCGGCACGAACCTGGCCAAGGATCTGCTGCACAGCCGCCTGGCCATCGAGACGCCGGGCCCAGGCTATGTCCACCTTTCCGAGGACTTGTCGGACGAATGGTTCCGCCAGTTTTCGGGCGAGGCGCGGGTATCGCGCAAGACGGCTACCGGCGTTCGAACGCTCTGGACGGCGTTGCGCAAGCGCGTCGAAGCACTGGACTGCGCGGTGTATGCGCTATGGGTGGCGGAGCATCTGAGCCTGTCTCGCAAGACGGACACCTGGTGGGACGCCATGGCGGCAAAACTCGATGCGCTGCCGCCACCACGGGACGAAGAGCCGGACCCGCCATCGCCATCAACCACGCGGCCAGCCGCCCCGGCGAAGGTCGCGCCTGCGGCGCCAGTGGCGCGTGCCGTGCCGGCCGTCAAGCCGGCGCGCCGGCGAGTTGCGGCTTCCAGCTACCTCCGGGGGCGCCGGTAGGCCGCAGAACAGAAACCAATAAGGCAAGGTCATGGCATACACCCAGGCGGACCTGGAAAGGCTGGATCGCGCGATAGCGAACAGCCAATTGGAGGTCCAGTACGACGGCAAGCGCGTGCGCTTTCGCAGTACGGACGAATTGATGCGCGCCCGCGCCCATGTGGAGCGGGAACTCAGCAAAGGAAAGGGGCGCTCGCGGCAGTTCAGGCTGCGCAACGCCGGCAAGGGGATCCGATGAGCTATCTGAAGCATCGTGGTTCCAACTTGCTTTTGCCTCGTCGCCTTAGCGCGCAGATGAGCAGCAGCTACGAAAGCGGCAGCGCCACGGGCAGCCGGGCCCGGAATTGGAATCCCTCGGGATCGGGGCCGAACGCCGCGGCGACGCAAAACCTGAGCTTGCAGCGTCGCCGCGCGCGCGACGCCGTGCGCAACGATCCGTGGGCGCTGACCGCGACCACACGTTGGGTATCCAACGTGATCGGCACGGGGATCCAGCCGTATCCCAAGCACCCGGACCCCAACGTCCGGCGGGCGCTGAAGGAACTGTGGGCTGACTGGGTACAAGAGGCTGACGCTGACGGCCGACTGGATTTCTACGGGATGCAGGCTCTGGCTGTGCGCAGCATCTTCCAGGATGGCGAAACCTTGTTCCGTTTGCGCCCTCGGCGGCCTCAGGACGGATTGTCCGTGCCTCTGCAATTGCAGCAGATGGAGGGAGACCAACTGCCGGTCGAGCGGTCGCTTACCTTGCCGAACGGTGGCGAAATCGTGAATGGCGTGGAGTTCGATGCTATCGGACGGCGCGCTGCCTATCATATGTGGCGCCGCCATCCTGGCGAATTCGGCCGAAACGCTGCCGGGCAGGACATGGTCAGGGTACCAGCCGAGCAGGTCATCCACGCCTATCCGATGCTGCGTCCAGGGCAGGTGCGGGGAGTGACCGCTCTGGCGACCGTCCTGCTCCGATTGAAATCCATCGACAACTTGGACGATGCCGTCATGTATCGGCAGGAGGTGGCAAACCTCTTCGCTGGCTTCATCACCAAGCCCGACCCCGACGCCGATCCGAATAATCCGCTTACGGGCGAGGCCGATGGCTACGAGATCGATGACGATGGCACGCCGCTCGTCTCCATGGAGCCCGGCACCATGCAGGAATTGGCGCCAGGGGAAACGGTGACTTTCTCCAGCCCGCCGGATGCTGGCGATAACTACGAGGGGTTCATGCGGCAGCAGTTGATGGGGGCGTTTGCCTCTGTCGGCGTGCCCTACGAGATCGCGACAGGCGACCTGCGCGGCATCAGCGATCGGACGCTGCGGGTGGTGGTCAACGAGTTCCACCGGCTCATCGAGCAATACCAGTGGCACTGCGTGGTTCATCAGCTTTGCCGCCCAGTCTGGAATGCCTGGATCGATGCGCTGGCGCTTTCGGGCACGTTTTCCATGCCAGATTTCCACCGCCGCCGCCGTGAATGGTTGCGCGTGCTGTGGGTTCCCCAGGGATGGCCGTACTTCAATCCCGTGCAGGACGTGCAGGCCGACAAGGAGTCGGTGCGAAGTGGCTTTGCCAGCCGGTCGTCAATCATCCTCAAGAAGGGCGACGATCCGGACCACATTGCGGCGGAGATTCGCGCCGACAACGAAACGGCCGACGCCGAGGGCTTTGTATTCGATAGCGATCCTCGGCACACGACCAGCGCCGGCAAGGCGACGGGATCTGACGGGGGAGGCAACCCCGACCCTCTCAATCAATGAATGGAGCCAATATGGCAAAGAAGGCTTGGTATTCGATCACCGTCAATGCGCAGGCGGATAAACCCGTGGTCGAGATTCGCATTTATGGCGAAATTGGATTCTGGGGAACTACGGCCGAAGCGTTCGTCGCAGAACTGGACGCAGCAGCGGCAGGTGGTGCCGACATCTTGGTGTCGCTGAACAGCCCAGGGGGCGACGTTTTCGACGCCTTTGCAATCTACAACGCGCTTCATCGGTACGCCGGTCGGGTAACCACGCGGGTGGATGGCGTCGCCGCCTCTGCTGCCTCATTGATCGCGATGGCCGGCAAGCCGACGATCATGCCCGAGAATACGCAGATGATGATCCACAACGCTTGGATCATCACTGGTGGTACGGCCGAGGATCTGCGTACTACCGCAGAAATGATGGACCGGATCCGAGATGGTGTGGTCGCAGCCTACTCCCGTAAGAGTGGGTTGGACAGTGACAAGATCATCGAAATGATGGACGCGACCACGTGGATGTCCGCGCTCGAGGCGCAGGCGTTGGGATTTTGCGACCTGATCGAGGAGCCCGTTCGACTGCAGATGTCGGATAGTGCAGCGGCTGTGCTGCAAAAGCACAAGAATCTGCCCGACGACGTGAAAGCCATGCTCAAGTCCCTGGAAGAGGGCGACCCCGAGCCCGCGCCGGATCCGAAGCCCGAGCCGAAGCCCGAGCCGAAGCCTGAGCCCGAACCCGAACCCGAACCCGAACCCGAACCCGCGCCAGAGCCGGAGCCGGAGCCCGTCCCGGCTCTTCCGGCGGATGTGCCGACGGCATCTGCGCTGGCCGCCCGTGTCTACGCATCCTGCCGGCAAGAGGGTATTGCCGAACTCGCGGAAGGCGTTCTGCTCAGCGGCGCGCTGGAAAGTCGCGAACTGGCGGATCAGCGCGTAGCCCAAGCCAAAGATATCGCTGGCATCTGCCTGGCCGCCAAGTTGCCGGAGAAGGCCGCTGGGTTTGTGTCCGCAGGTCTCAATGTGGAGCAAGTTCGCGCGCGTTTGTTCGATCAGCTTCTCGCCAGTGAGGCTGCCCCAATCAACAACCGTCAACCCACCAATTCATCGGCCCCGAAGCAGAGCGGGCCGAATCCTCAGGCGATCTACGCCAAACGAAAAGCCCTCTCTGCCAACTAGGAGCTAGCACCATGCCCTTCATCCATCAACAGGCCCGAACGGCTGATTTCATCCTCTCCGAAGCTAACGGCCAACGCTCGCGCGAAAACGCGCTGCTCGCCGCCACCCTCGTCACCCTGGCCGCGGGCCAACTCCTCACGCTGGGGGGCGACGGCAAGTATGTCGTTTACTCCGGGCCGGGGGCGGACCCCGATGCACCGATCACCGCCGACGCCGTGCTGTACAGCAATGTCCCCGCGTCCGACGCGGATCAGCAAATTGTCGTCATCGCGCGTGACGCGGAGCTGGCCGGCGAGCTGCTCGTCGGCGTGGACGCGCCCGCGCGCGTAGCCCTGGGGGCGGCCGGCATCATCGTTCGCTGATCCTCACCTATACAAATCCATCTTTCCAACATCTGCGGCCGCCTCCGGGCGGCCGTTTCTATTTCTGGAGCCTGACATGGCCGATATCAATATCTTCCAAGACGAGAAATTCACGGTTTCCGCCTTGACCGCCGCCATCAACGAGCAGGAGAGCATCCCGGGCCGCATCGGCAAGCTGGGCCTTTACTCGGAAGAGGGCGTTTCGTCCACCGTCGTGCAAATCGAATACGACGGTCAGAAGCTGGGTCTGGTCTCGGCCAAGCCCCGTGGCGGCGTCGGCGAATCCGTCATTCTGGCTGGCCGCAAGATGATTCCGTTCAACACCGTGCACTTGCCGGCACATTCCACGATGCTGGCGGACGAAATCCAGGGCATCCGCGCGTTCGGGAGCCAATCGGAGCTGGAATCGGCCGAAGCGCGGGTCGCCAAGTACCAGAAGAAGCACCGCCAGCAACTGGACCTGACGCACGAATATCAGCGCGTGGGCGGCATCAAGGGGCAGATCCTGGATGCCGATGGCACGTCGGTGTTGCTCGACGTTTACCATTCCTTCGGCATCGTCCAGCAGGAATTCCCGATGGAGCTCACGAGCGCAACCACCCTCGTTCGTCAGAAATCGGACGATGTCGTGGATCTGGTCGAGGATGCCCTGGGCGCGACCCCGGCCAGCGGCGTTCGCGCGCTGTGCGGCAAGGACTTCTGGAAGACGCTGATCAACCACAAGAGCGTGCGCGAGACGTACCTGAATACCGCGCAAGCAGCCGAGCTGCGGGGCAAGCCGGCCGATTCCTTCGAGATCGGCGGCATTACCTACGAACGCTACCGCGGAAAGCTGGGGGGGACCCCTTTCATCGGCGACGAGGTTGCCTACGCCTTTCCCGACGGCGTGCCCGAGTTTTTCATCACGCGCTTCGCGCCGGCCGACTATATGGAAACCGTCAACACTGACGGCCTGCCGTACTACACGCGGGTCGAGCCGCTGCCGTTCGGGAAGGGGCTCGAGATCGAAAGCCAGTCCAATCCGCTGCACCTGCCGACCCAGCCCAAGGCCATCATCAAGCTGAAGATGGGCGCCTAAAGCCATGGAGTGGGATAACTCCGTGTTCGACGAAGCCTTCGATGCGGTGGGTCTGCGCGAGCCGGCGTTGCTGCTGGATACGGAGCCTCCCGTTCCATTCAAGGTTCGGTTCGATCGCCCGCAGGTCATCGATGAAGGGGAGTTGGTGCACTCGACCGACTACGAGATCGAGTACACCACTGCCGATGTCCCCGACATTACGTACCACAGCCAGGTGGAAATCGGGGGCGTCCGCTACCGGGTCCGCCAGGAGCCAACCGCGATAGGCGACGGTTTCTGGTCGCGCGCGATGCTGGAGCGTCTGCCATGACCACCCTAGCAATGCAATACGTCGAGGACCTGCGTGCCTCCCTTGAGGAGGCGCCAGGATTCCTCGCGGAGGTCGAGCCATCGCCTGTACGTGCAGTCGCCAGGGAGGCCTCGATGGTGATCTCCGTGCAGTTGGGCGGGGAGTCCGTGGAGAGCGTTCACCCGCCGCGGGCCACCCGCGTACGCGAGATCCACCTCCTTGTCCACACCGCAGGCGATGACCATCAGGCCCTGGCCGAGATGGTGTTCGAGCAGGCCCACCCGGTCGTCATGGCATACGCCGGCCCTAATGTGGTCGAGGTTGCCGAGTTCGGTACCGATGAGCCCAAGTACGTCAACGGCGACCTGCGGCGGCAGGTTGTGAACAAGCGATACCGGATCACCTATCAGACCGACGAGCACGCGCTGGACCGGTGACTTCCTGGAGAAAACATGAGCAAAACCAAGACGGTGGCCACCGGTGGAAAGGGCGCGCCTGTCGAGAGCACATCGGCTGCGCCGGCGCCCGAGTTCGCTACCCCCGACGAACACCACGGCCGCGGCGGCACCTATCTGCGCGATCCGGTCACCGGCGAACGTGTCTTGGTCCAGCGGACTGCGCCCTGCGCTAATTGCCAGGCCCGGTAGGGCTGGCGCTTCACAATCAGGCCCCGCCGGGGCCGTCATTCTTTGGAGCCCATGATGGCTAAGAAAACCCGAAAGTCCGTCGTGCTGGCGAAGCTGCAGGCCTCCGGCGGAACCGACGCCCAACCGGCAGGCGCCACCGACGCCGTGTTGGTACGAAACCTGACTGCAACGCCGTTGTCGGCCGAGTTCGTCGAGCGTGAACTGCTGCGGCCTTACATGGGCAATTCCGGTCAGGTCGCCGTCACGCAGTACGCGCAACTGGAATTCGAGGTCGAACTGGCAGGTTCTGGCACGCCCGGTACTCCGCCGGGGTGGGGCCAACTCTTGCGTGCCTGCGGCTTCGCCGAAACTGTCACTGAAGATACCGACGTTCGCTATCTGCCCATCTCGGACGATTTCGAGCTGATCACGCTGCACTACTTCCTGGACGGGTTGTTCCACAAGATCGTAGATGCCCGTGGGACAGTGGCGTTTGATCTGACCGCCAAGAGCATCCCGGTCTTGCGATATCGCTTCATGGGCGCCTACCTGCCGATCACCGACGGGGCGATGCCGGCGGGCGTGGATTTCAGCGCCTTCCAGATCCCGAAGGCGGTCAACAAAGCGAATACCCCGGTTTGGTCCCTCGGTGCTTACACGGGCTGCTTGCAGTCCATGTCGTTCGATATCGCGAACCAACTGGTATGGCGCACGCTCATCGGGTGCGAGGGCGCCGAGATCACCGACCGCAAACCGACCGGCAAGCTGGTTCTGGAGCTTCCGCGCATCGCCGATTTGAACTGGCCGACCATGGTGCTGTCCGGTGCGGGTTCTCCGCTCTCGGTTACCCATGGGGTGGCCGCAGGCCATATCGTGCAGATCAACGCGAGTGCCGCCCAACTGACCAACCCGACGTACTCCGACCAGGACGGCGTGGCGATGCTCAACCTGGATACGAACATCAACCCCGGCGCCGTCGGCAACGACGAGCTGGAGATCGTCGTCAAGTAGCAACTCGCCGCATCGGCATCCATTCCTCACTTATTCAATGGCGCCCGGCCTATGCCGGGCGTTTCTCATTCTGGAGAGCATTCATGTCTTTCGTCGTTACGCGTCGCCCCATTGCTGCCATCGAAGTGGACGTTAGCGTCCACGGAGCGGATGGCAAGCCCGTCGCAATCAATTTCGTCGCGCAATATCACCGCCATTCCCCGGAGCAGTTGGCCGATTTGCGGGACGGCATGGTGAGCAAGGCCCGTGCGGCCCAGGGCTTGGGCCCCATCGTTCGCGAAGATGGCAGCGTCCCGGCCTACTCCTATGCCAGCGATATCGATTTCATCAAGGAAAAGATGGCCGGCTGGCTCGGCGTCAAAGACGCGTCCGGCGATTCGGTTCCCTTCAGCGCGGGATCGCTGGGCCAGGTGCTGGAAGATTGGCCGGAACTGGTGATCCCCCTGCACAACGGATTCTTCGCCGCCCATGAAGGGGCAAAGAAAAAAAACTAATCGAGGCCGCCAGGTACTGGGCCGGCGGGGCTCGCTCATCGGGCGATGAATTCGATACCGACGATCAGGTGCTGGCGGCACTGAGGGCGGCCGGAGCGTCGCCGGAAGTCATCGAAGCGGCCCGGCCGGCTGGCGAGTCCCAGGCGCAGGCCTTCGAGATCTGGCCAGAGAACTGGGCGACGTTCGAAGCGTTTCTAGCGCTTGGGCGGTGCTGGACCTGGGTCGCACCCGCAATGGGCGATCCCGTTCGGGTTGGCATCGCATCGGCAGAAATCGAGGCCACGCTGCGCTTGCTACAGGTGAAGCGGCGCGCGCGCCGCGAGATGTTCATGGAGCTCAGGGCGATGGAACAGGCCGCCATAGAGGTCTTTGAGAACAAGGGATAGGCGCAACGCCGGAAATCAAAATGACGGATAAGACTCTTGGCGTTCGGTTGACGGGCGACGAGGCGGATCTGTTGCGCGCGTACGGCGCGGGCAGTGCCGCATCGGCGCAATTCGCCGCCGCGACGGAGACTTCGCTAGGTCGGGCTGCCGCCGCCGCGGAGCGCATGGGAGCATCCTCCTCCCAGATGTCAGTCTCGGTGAACGCAGCCTCCGCCGGCGCGCAGGCATACGCCACCGCCGGTGGGCGCTTTCTTCAGAGCCTCGAGCGGCAGGCACAGGCGATTGGGAAGACTCGCTCCGAACTGCTGGAGTTGCGCGCCGCGGAACTGGGTGTGGCCGGCCGGGCTGCGCCGCTGATTAATCAGCTGAAGGCCCAGGAAGCTGCATTCAACAGCGGCGCGGAAGGCTTGAACCGCTACGGGATGTCGGCGAAGCAGATGGACGCGGCCATGCGTGGCGTGCCGGCGCAGCTCACCGACATTTTCGTATCGCTGCAAGGCGGGCAGCAGCCGATGACCGTCATGCTGCAGCAGGGCGGTCAGCTGAAGGACATGTTCCATGGCGTCGTGCCCGCAGCCCAGGCCCTCGGTTCTACGCTGCTGAAGTTGGTAACTCCGTACACAGCCGCGGCGGCCGCTGCGGTCGCACTTGGCTTTGCGGCGTATCAAGGCCACGAAGAGACTGAACGGTTTAATCGGACGATCAGGCTCACGGGCAACTACGCTGGAGTCACTGCGGGCGGTATCCGGGAAATGTCAGCGGCCGCCGCTGAGCTGGGCGGCGGAGGGCTGGGCAAGGCGCGTCAGGCGGTGGAGTCGCTCGTCGCTACTGGCCAAATCTCGAAGGACACCATTACCAGTCTGAGCGCCACGATGGTGGAGCTGCAGCGCGCGTCTGGCCAGTCCATGGATGATATATCCAAGGACTTTGCACGGATGCCGGAGGGCGTCACGAAGTGGGCGGAAGAGCACAACCGCTCCATGAATTTCATGACGCTTGCCCAGTGGGACTACATCCGCACGCTGGAGGAGACCGGTAACCGCGAAGCTGCGATGCAGGCAACGTCACGTGCCCTGCATGACTACCTGGGTACGGAGGCACCCCAGAAGCTGGGTTTCCTTGAGCGCGCATGGAGGGGCGTTAAGAAGGAGGCCGAGGGCTATTGGGAGGTGCTGAAGTCTGTTGGCCGCGATGCGACGCTGGGCGAGGACATCCGAGAGGTCGAGGAGCGTATTCGGCAGCGGGAACAGCGGTTGGAGCGTGGGGCGCTCTCCGACGTGAACCGGCGGCGTACCGAAATGAACTTGGCAGCCGATCGCGCCGAGCTGGCCTCGCTCCAAGATAAGAAAGGCATAGAGGATGCCACGGCACAGGTCAAGGGTCTCAACGCAGCGGCCAATGCCGCGGCCATAGCGGCTGGCAGGGCCCTTGACGATCTGGACGCCGCGGCCGACAAGAAGCGACAGTTGGCCAAGGCGCTGGAGGAGAACGCCAAGTACGAGAAAGACATTCGGTCTGTGGATCCGAATGACAAACGGATTTCCGCCGAGAATATCAAGGCGCGTGAGGCTGCGACCCGAAAGCGGTTCGAAGACAAGGACGCCACCTCGGCCGGCCAGAACGGCATTTCTGCCCAGTTGGCTGCGATGCAGGCGCAGGCGCGCCTTCGGGAAGAGGCGCTGCGGCAGGAAAACACTCGCCTGGAAGGTGAGCGTGCCCGCGGCCTGTTGTCGGAAGAGCAGTTTATTCACCAGCGGGCCGAGGCCCAGCGCGCCGCCTTGCAGGACGAACTCGAGGTCGTACGCAAGCAGGCCGAGCTCGCCGGCGGGAAGAAGCAGCTGGCGGAGCGGGAGCGTTACCTCGGTAGGGTGAAGGAGCTCGAGGCCCAGATTGTGCGTTCGCACGCGCAAGAGGCGACGGAGATCGAGAAGTACCAGGAGAAGATCCGAGGGGCGCTGCGCGCCACGCAGCTCGATATCCAGAACTACCGTGAGACGCGCGATCTGCAGGCCGGCCGGCAGATCAACGCGATGACGCTGGGCGCGAACGACCGTGCGTTGGTCGATTCGATCAATCAGGCGCAAGACCGCTTTCGGCGTATCCGTGATGGTTTCACGGACAAGATGCTGCGCGAGGGTGGGGCGGGCGCGCTGGACTCCGAGCAATACCTGCAAGGGATTGCTCAGATCGATGCGGCGATGCTGGAGCAGGTCGAGCGAGAGCGCGGCTATATGCAGCAGCGCGTTGCTCTGCAGGCCGATTGGAAGAACGGCGCGCTGCTGGCCGTCAATGAATGGGTCGATGGCGCCGCCAATCTGATGGGCCAGTCCCAACAGGTTTTTTCATCCCTCTTTTCAGGGATGGAGAACCTGGTCGCCAACTTCGCAATCTCGGGCAAGGCCAATTTTGCCGAATTTACCCGGAGCGTCCTGGCCGATTTGGCAAAGATTGCCGCGCGCCAAGCCATGATGGGGCTTGTCACCAGCGTTGCCGGAAGCCTCTTCGGCCTTGGGTCAGGAGCTGCCGCTGGAACTGAGGCAATGGCCAGCAGTGTTCAGGCTGCTGGAGGGGATGGGATTGGATCCCTGATCGCCTCAAACGGTTGGGTGGCGAACGCAAAAGGAAATGTCTACTCGTCGCCCAGCTTGTCCGCCTATTCGAACGGGGTCTATGACACGCCGCAGGTTTTCGCTTTCGCGAAGGGCGCCGGTGTGTTCGCGGAGGCAGGCCCCGAAGCAATCATGCCGCTCCAGCGCGCGCCGGACGGGAGCCTAGGCGTCCGTGCGCAGATTCCGAACTGGCAAGGCCAGTCGCAAGGTGGATTGGGGGCAGCCGAGATCAACATCATCACCACGATCACGATTGCCGACGGCGCAACTACACAGCAGACAAGTGATGGGCTCGGTTCCCAGGAATCCGCCAGGCAGCTGGGTGATCTAGTGGCGGCGCAGGTGAAGGCCACCATCTCCAACGAAATGCGATATGGCGGTCTGCTTTACCACGCGACAAAAGGGGGCTAGCGATGGAAGTGTTTACGTGGCTCCCGAGGACCAAGGCTAGAGGAAAAGTCGAATTCAACACGCTGAGTGCCCAGTTTGGCGATGGATACGGGCAATTCGCGCCGGATGGACTTAATCCTAGGAGAGAGACCTGGCCGCTGGAGTTCTTCGGAAAGGAATCGGAAATCAAACCGATAAAGGACTTCTTGGACCGCCATGGAGATTGGAAACGGTTTCTGTGGTCGCCGCCTCTGGGAAGCCAGAGGCCGTTCCGGGTGCGCGGAGGGTATGAAGCGGTGCCGCTGGGAGGCGGCTGGTACACGCTTTCGGTGGTCTTCGTGATGCATCCGGCGTGAGCGAGCAGAGGGCACCAGCGGCGCCCAGTCAACTGAAATACAAAAGCGATTTTGAGGGAAATATGGCCAGTATTTGCATTTGCTCGTGGCCCGCGCCCAAGGAGGTAACGCCGTGATCACGGACTACAGCATCATGGGTGCCACCACCGGCGGATCTGTCGCGCTGGTCATTGCCAGCGCCGGTCAGATGCCGACCAGCATCCTTGCCACGGCAAACGCGGGATCGGATGCGGTTATTGAAGTGGGCTGGATCAATACGGCCGACGCAGCCTTGTGGATCCCCATTCTGGCTCCCAGTATCCTGCCCGGCGGCCTTAGCACGCGCATACGCATCCCGGCGATGCGGCCACCCCAGGGTTCGTCATTTCGCTTCGCGGTTCGCTCCAGTCAGCCGGTGGACTGGGTGGCGACCGGGGTGGAGTTCTCCACGCCGAACACTGCAACAACAACACTGCGTGTTGCGACCGTGCGCCCCGGAATTCGGACGGCCATATTCGGGCCGTCTACCGGGAGCCCGCGGTGGCGCGGCGTGTCGTGCATGTTCAGCAACGCCAGCGCCGCGTCCAGCCTAGTGAAACTGGCCGTTCGCTACCAGCTTGCGGACAGCTCCCTGGTCTACAAGGATTTCGCCGGCCCCGTGCTGGTGCCGCCATACGGCAGCGTCCGAATCTCTCCGTTCCCCGATGTGGACTTCGACCTCAGCAGCGCGCTGTATGGGCAGTCCGAAACCGTGGGCACGTTCTTTTCCTATGGGGTGCAAAAGCCATGATTGCCTCAGCTTTCGGGGCGGTGAGCAACCTGGCTCCGGCCATTCGCGCGGACTACGTGCTGGACTTCTCCAATGGCAACCAGCCGGCTGAACTGATCGGCCCCGACGCCGACAGCGTGGGCCCGCGTACGTACTGCGATCAGGAGCGCATGTACATCGCTCATCCTGGTCAGCCCCGGATCGGTTACGACCACGACCGCATGAGATGGGGTCTTCGCCGCGACGTGGGGTCGGTCAACTTGCTGCCGCGCTCGCAGTATGCGCAGGGTTTTTGGACGGGGCACTCCAACGGCCTGACCGCTACCACCTGGGAGGCCGCGCCATTCATCCTAGCGGGTGAAATGGCCTGCATGATGGATTACCAGGCCCAGCCTTCCTGCTACATCCTGTTCGGCTCCAGCGCGAACGCGCAGGCGTACGAGGCGGGGAAGCGCTACACGGCGTCCATGTTTTTCAAGAACCTGGATCCCATCGGCGTGGATGTCCGTCTGCGCTTGCATCAGAACGCATTCGACGGATACCAGGGCGCGGTTTTCGTCGCGGCCACTGGCGCGGTGGTAGGCGAGTCCACGAACAAATCGGATACGGTCATCGGCGTGGAGAAATATCCCGATGGCTGGATGCGCCTGTATGTGACGGCGTTGTGCGCCACTTCCACGAGCACCTCCCCGCCGATGTTGTGGCCGGGCGGCTCGCGGACGGGGCGCTTCCTGTTTGGCGGCCCGCAACTGGAGGCCCTGGGCTTTCCCACTTCCTACATCCCCACCAAAGGCGCGGCAGTTACGCGCGGCAACGAGCGCGGTGTCATGGCCAGCATGCCGAAGGATTTCTTCCTTGGCGGCACCGCTGGCCAGCCGGTCACATTGTGGGCCGACTACCAAATTCAGACTCTTTTCCATGGCAGCGCAACCGGAATCTTCGGCCTGGATCGCTTCAGCTCTACTGGCGACCCTTACGCCTCGCTGGCCGTGACCGTCAACAGTCAAGCGGCTCAGCAGGCCTGCCGGACCTACTACACGGCCAGCTCCACGTCCACCGGTAGTCCCGCGGTTAACGGGTATATCCCGACGAACCAGCGCAGCGTTCATGCCTCCACATGGCAGAACGACCCGCCCATTCTGAAGCAATCCCACCTGGGGGCCTCGGCCAATCCGAATCCGATTGCCACCTGGGGCAGTTTCCCAGGGATGGCCGCAGGCATGACTACCCCTCGCGTGCTGCTGGGCTCCATGATGAACCCAACCACCTACATTCTGACCGGGTGGATTTACGAGGCCCGCGCCTATCGCCGTTTCATGACGGACGATCAACTGAAGGAGCTTGTTGGAATATGAGCGAATTTCAAAACCCGAAAGGCCGATTCCTCCTCATCCAGTGCGAAGACATGACCGAGGTCGTCCGCATCGGCCAGGCCAACGGCCTGCTGCGCGAAATCAATCCCGGCTTCGGGATGGAGTGGCCGCCCGAAATCATGGTGCTGCCTGAGCAGCGCGGATTCCGCAAGACGGGCCGACAGCTGTTCGTAGAAGGCGAGGGCTATCAGGACGAGCTGCAATTCTCGCCGCACCTGTACGTGGTGATCCTTGACGCTGATATGTCGGATCCACGCTGGCAGGACTTCCGCATCGTCCGCGAACAGCCGGAGTGGGAAGTCGATCACTTCTGGGGGCAATAAGCCTTCGTCGAGGGGCGATGGTAGGAACTGCCGCCCATTAGGCACGGGCCAGCAGCCTGAGCCGGCAATGACGGCAAACTGAGGAGTACTGGGGTGGCAAAGCGCATATATGCCGAGATCCAGAAGCTGGATATGGATGGCCCGGTGGATTTATACACGCTGGACCTGACCCAATTCGGTGGGGAGTTCTTGCGGTTTCATGGGTATTTGAAGATCGGGCCGATTTACTGGCAGGGTGAGGAATACAACCCATGGCCGATTGTCCTGGATGGGCTTGAAACAGTTGGTGAGGGGCCGCCGCCCAGTCCGACGCTTTCGGTCGGCAACATTGGTGAGGATCACGAAGGCAATCCATTGCCCGGTCTCATATCAGGCCTGTGCATTCAATATCAGGACTTGGTCGGCGCCAAGGTGGCGATGATCCGCACCCTGGCTCAGTTTTTGGATGCGGAGAACTTCCCTGAAGGGAACCCGTCCGCGGATCCTACGGAATATTTGCCGCCTGAGGTGTGGGAGATCGAATGGAAGCAATCCGAGACTCCCCAGATGGTCGTATTCGAGCTCTCCAGTGTGATGGACGCCGAGGACATTCAGGTGCCGGACCTGGTAGTCCAGACGAGTGTCTGCGCCTGGACCCGGAAGGGCGGCTATCGCGGGCCGTACTGCGCTTACGCGGGTGCGGCTATGTTCGACGAGGACGACAACCCAACTACGGACCCGGCCAGGGATAAATGCCCTGGCCTTTTTTCATCTTGCAAGGCGCGCCGTCAGGGGTTCCCTGATGCGGTGATGAACTTCCTCGCATTTCCCGCCGCTGATCGAGTGCGGAGCTAGACAATGTTGAAATCAACTATTCAGGCCATGCAGGCGCATGCCGTGGCCGAGTTTCCGCGCGAGAGCTGTGGCTTCGTTATGCGGACGATGGCCGGCGAGGTGTACCGTCCTGTCGTTAATGAGTCGGCCACGCCCGAGAAGTCTTGTCGGATCAGCGGCGAAGCATACATCGCAGCGGAAGAAGAGGGAGAGATTCTTGCCGTCGTGCATTCTCACCCGAACGGCCCTAACGGGCCAACAATCGCTGATCGTGTCGCTTGCAACTGGTCAGAGCTTCCTTGGTATGTCGTCCCCGTGCACTGCGACGCCCCAGGAATCGGGCCCCGTGCCCTTGCTCCGGTGGGGTTTGTGCCGGATGGCTACGAGGCGCCGCTCATTGGTCGCCCATTCGCCCACGGCGTTCTCGATTGCTACACCCTGATCCGTGACTGGTTTCAACGTGTTCGCGGTGTCACGTTGATGGACTTCGACCGCGCGGACGATTGGTGGCATCACGGCGGTGATCTCTACGAGCAGAATCTGGCCCGAGCGGGCTTTCGGAAAGTCGCCAAAGGGGAGCCACTGAAGGCCGGCGACATGATCGTCATGCAGGTGCGCAGCCCAGTCGGGAACCACGGCGGCATCTACCTCGGCGACGAAGGGTTGAGCGAGCCGCATGCGGGCGGCGCGTTCATTCCCAAGCCGGGCGTACTTCATCACTTCTACGGCCACCATTCGGAGGTCACTGTTTACGGCGGAATGTGGGAGCAGTGCACGCTGTTCGCCGCGCGCCACAGCAGCCAGGAGTAAATGCGATGCAGATTCATAAAACGGGCTTCAGTTTTGATCGCCCGGTGGTCAACGTTCGCCTGTACGGCCCATTAGGCGCGCGCTTTGGTCGGTTGCATCGCCTAGCTGTATCGAGTGTAGGGGAGGCCGTAAGGGCGTTGTCGGCGATGGTGCCGGGATTTGAGCAATACATGGCAAGGGCTGCGGCACTGCGACAGGAATTCGCTTGTCTGCACGGGACGCGGCGCATCGGTGAAGCTGAGCTGAAAGATGATCTTCCCGCCGATGCGGACATTCGCATCGCCCCAGTAATCAAAGGGCACAAGCGGGGCGGTCTGTTTCAGGTGATTTTGGGCGCTGTGCTCATCGTCGCCGGTGCAGCCATCAACTATTTTTCGATGGGTTCGCTGTCATGGCTCGGCACACCGATGATGCAAGCCGGATTTGTCTCGGTTGCTGGCGGAGCGATTCAGATGTTGTCTCCGCAAGCCAGAGGCCTCTCCGCAAAGGATAGCCCCGAGAACGGCGCGTCTTACAACTTCAATGGCCCCGTCAATACACAGGCTCAGGGGAACCCAATTCCGATTGTTTACAGCGATCCGGACGGATATGCCTGGTGTGGGAGCACCGTGGCATCGCAAGCCATCATGGCAGAGGACAAGGTATAGGAATGGATAGCACGGTGCGCGACTTGATCGGGTACGGTGGGGGCAAAGGTGGTGGTGGTGGCCGCGTGGCTAAAGAGGCACCGGACAGCCTTCACAACACCCAGTACGCCCGCATTCTTGATCTGATCACGGTGGGGCCATCGGGAGGGCCATATACCGGAGACATCCTACGGGACACGTTCCTGAACGGAACGCCAATCCGTAACGAGGACGGCTCGGAGAACTTTCCAGGCGTCGAGGTCCACTTCACGCTTGGCACGCAGAACCAGGATCCTATTCCTGGTTTCCCAGGCGCGGAGAACACCGTGCCTGTGGGTGTGCGGGTAAAGCAGGCTCAGGCTTGGACGCAGCAGATAACGAACCGCGATCTGGACGCGGTGCGCGTCACACTGATGACCGACCGCTTGATGTCACAGAACACCAAGAACGGCGATCTTGGCGGTGCTCGCGTGGACTATGCCATTGACCTTGCGGTGGATGGGGGCGCGTTCCAGGAAGTGCTGCGGGAGGCGATGGACGGGAAGACCACGCAGCGTTACGCACGCCCCCGCCGAATCGACTTGCCACCTCGTGCCACACAATGGTCGATCCGCGTTCGCCGCCTCACCGCGGACTCTAACAGCCAGGCGCTGTCGAACGATCTTTATATCGAGTCGTACACGGAGGTGGTCGACCAGAAGCTGCGATACCCGATGATCGCAATGGTCGGGTACAAGATTCCCGCGACGCTATTTACGCAGGTCCCAAACCGGGCTGTGCGCTGGAGAGGGCGCGAGATTCGCGTGCCCAGCAATTACGACGCCCTTACGCGTACTTACGTTGGCCAGTGGGATGGATCCTGGAAGCTATCGGTGTGCGCGAATCCGGCCTGGGTGCTGCTGGATCTAATCACGAACGATATTTTTGGGCTTGGGAGCCGTGTCAATATCGGCATGGTCGATCCCTGGGGCCTCTATCGCATCGCACAATATTGCGACGAGATGGTACCGGACGGCCAAGGGGGAATGGAACCGCGTTTTCGGGTGGTCGGTCAGATCGCTAAGAGGCAGGATGCATATCGGGTGCTCCAGGACGTGGCTGCGGCATTCCATGGCATGAGCTACGTGTACGCCGGCACGATTTCGACCATTGCGGATATGCCCGGGACCCCGGTTCACACCTATACCCAGGCGAATGTCACGAAGGAAGGGTTTGTCTATAACGGTACGCGGCGACGCACTCGCTACACGGCTGCTCGCGTGTCGTACTCAAACATGGATGACTTCGGCCGCGCCAAGGTAGAGCCTGTGGACGACCTTGAGGGCATTGCACGCTACGGGGTGCGGGCAGTTGATGTGTCAGCATTTATGTGTCCATCGCGGGGTCAAGCTCAGCGTATGGGTCGATGGATGCTGATGACCTCGCGTGCGCAAACACGCGGTGTGCGTTTTTCCACTGGGATGGAGTACGCCACGGTGCGTCCTGGCTCCATCATCGCCATCGCCGATAACGTACTGGCGGGCGCCAACATTGGTGGCCGTGTACGAGAGGTGGTTAGCACAACCACCTTGATGCTTGACCGGCTGGCACGTGTAAAGACTGGCGACTTTATTACGGTCAACCTCCCATCGGGGCTTTGCGAGGAGCGCAGAGTGTCCGGGGTGGAGGCGTTGACGGATGTGACCAAGATCACAGTGGCGTCGGCATTCAGCGAAGCGCCGCAGGTTGATGCCGGCTGGAGCGTGTCTGCAGACGATCTGAAGCCGCAGTTGTTCAAAGTCACGAATACTGTCACGAAGGATCGGATTACCGCAGAGATCACGGCGGTGGAAGACAATCCGGGCAAGCATTCCTTTATTGACAGCAAGACAAAGCTGGATCCTCTGCCCATCACCGTCATTCCCTCGCGGGTGATGAAGCCACCGCGTAATGTTCGAATTTCTTCGTTCACGTTGGTGGACCAGAACCTTGCCATCCATGCGCTCCGTGCTGAATGGGAGGGAGCGCCGGACGCCAAGGGATACAACGTGCAGTGGCGCCGGGAGGGCGGCAACTGGATTGCGCTTCCGGGCACGACGTTGACCTCCGTCGACGTGGAGGGCATTCGCGCGGGACGCTATCAGGCCCGCGTGCAGGCGGAAAGCGCAACGGGCGTTGTGTCGGAATGGGCGGTTTCGGAGTTCGAAGACCTCGAGGGCAGCCTGGAGCCGCCGCCTACGGTGGCATTCCTGACGGCCTCGGACAACGAGCTGTATGGCATCACTGCGCGATGGGGCTATCGTGACTCGATCAGCCCTGTACGGCGCGCTGAGCTGTGGTTTTCGCCGAATCAAGGCTTTCAGGATGCCGCGCTTCTGTCCGAAATTGCCTACCCGGGCGATACCTTCAAGCTGCCGGGCCTGCCGGCGGGCACCGAGTACTGGTTCTGGATACGCTTGGTGGATTCTCTGGGTGAGAAAGGTCCTTTCTACCCGGCTGAAAATGTTACGGGTGTCCACGGCATCACGAACACGAACGCCGGCGATTACCTGGAAGCCATCAAGAACGAGGTGATGGCCCACGAGGCGGGACAGCAGCTCATCAGCGAAATGGAGGGCCTGGATGAGCGGCTGGGGAACCTTGGTCAAGTCGTTGATGACCAGGGAACGACGCTGACGCAGCACACCCAGGAGCTGATCGCGCAGGGCGAAGATCTGCGCAGCGAGGCTCAGGCTCGGATCGCGGGCGACCAGGCGCAGGCGGCTGCACTTGCCCAACAGGCCGGCGATCTGTCCGAAGCCATCGGGCAAGTATCACAGGACCTTCAGACCGAGATTCAGAACCGGGTTCAGGCGGTGGACACGACTAACCAGTCGCTCCAGGCGCAGATCGACGTTCTGCAATCGCAGGTCGCGGACATTGAAGGCATCCAGCCTTGGGACGCGGAAAAGGCTTACGTCAAGGACGATATCGTTTCTTGGAACGGCGGCCTATATCGGGCGAAGGGTCCGAGCACGGATGTGCCGCCCAGCAGTGCCGCAAGCTGGGAAAAGATCGGCGATTACTCCAGTCTGGCGGAAGCCGTCGGGCAAAACACGTCGGAAATCTCCGGCATGAAAATCGTGCAGGCCGGCCAGGCCACACGACTGGATACGCTGGAGACGAGCGACGGGCAGCAGGGCAGCAAGATCCAGACCCTGGAACAAACGACGGCGACCCAGGCCCAGCGGTTGGACACACTGGAAACTACGCAAGGGGAGCACGGCAGCAAGATCCAGACGCTGGAAACGACCACCACCGAGGTGGCGGCCCGCACATCGACGCTGGAGACCACGACCGCCGAGACCGCCAGCAAGGTCACAACGCTGGAGCAAACCACGGACGGCCTGGCGCAACGCACCAGCACGCTGGAAACGGTGCAAGGGCAGCAGGCCACGAAGATCACCAATCTGGAGGAAACCACCACCGATTACGCGCTTCGAATCTCGGAGCTCCGTGCCACCGCCACCGACCAGGACGCCAGTATTTCGTCCATGGAGAAGGTGACTGCTTCTAACGTCCAGAGTATCCGTCGTGTCCAAGTGCGACAGGACGGTATGGCCTCGTCCATCGAGCAGATCGAAACGGTGAGCGCCGGGATGGCTCAGCAACTCACGACGCTGGAGACGACGCAGGGTGAGCAGGCCAGCAAAATCACCGGCGTCGAACAGACACAGGCCGACCAGGCCCAGCGCCTGACGACGCTGGAGACGAGCGACGACGAGCAGGGCGGCAAAATTCAGGTTCTGGAGACCACGACCGCGGATCTTGCCCAGCGAACCAGCACGCTGGAGACGACCACCGTCGACAACAGCAACCGGGTGGCCTCGCTGGAAACGGCCACCACGGACATGGCGCTGCGCATGGCGGAGGTTCGGGCCATGACGGCCGATACGGACGCCTCCGTTTATGAGGCCATGCAGGCCACGAAGAACAACGCGCAAATGTCCATCCGCCTGTCGGCGCGGGCGGACCAGAACGCGGCCGACATCGTGGTCGAACGCGAAACGCGGTTGACCGAAAAGGCGGCCACGGCCACAGCGCTGCAAAATCTTGACACCAAGTTTGAGCAGAATGAGGCGGCCATTCGGGATGAGGCGCTGACGCGCACCACAGCCGATAGTGCTCTGGCCAGCCGCATTGATGTGATGGAGGCGAAAACCGCTGATGGCTTTGACTCCGAGCGGTCCTGGTCGTTCGACTCAGGCCTGGATGGCTGGACGGCATTTAACCCAGCCAATGCGGCCATTTCCTGGCTGGACCAGTCTCCGTACTTCATCCGTGCCACGAAGTTGACGGACGCAATCGGCCGTGTCGATCGCATCATGGCTGTGGCTGAACGGTACGACCCGCGCCAGTTCCCCATCGTGCGTGTGCGCGTTCGGTTTCCCAGCACCTATGCGGCCAACCTGTTCACGTTGTACGTGGGCATGGATTCCACCGGCACGGGGACGAACGTTATCCAGCGTCCGGTTGATGGAAGCAGTACGGCTTGGCAGGTCGTGGACTTCGATCTTTCGTCGCTCGCCGGCTTTGCCACCACCGCCACTGTCCAGCGGCTCATCCTGGGCGATACCCGCTCAGGGGCTTATGAGATCGACTATGTGGCCGTGGGCCGCTACGGCGTGCCGATCAGCCGCGGGGTGTACTCGCAAGACATAAACGTCCTCAGCACGGCGACGCAAGCGAATACGCAGGCGGTGCAGCGGCTGGATGCGGAAATGGGCGATGTGACCGCATCGGTTCAGACGACCAACGAGGCGGTTGCACAGTTGGACGGCAGGGTAGCCGCCAACTGGGGCGTCAAGACGCAAGTTGTGGATGGCGAGCGTGTCGTGACAGGCGCAGTCAGCCTGGGCGCGGATGGCGAATCCAGTGTCTTCGCTGTTGCGGTTGATAAGTTCGTCGTGTTCAACAGCACGGGCACTACGCCCGCCGCAAAGAGGGTCTTGCCGTTCGCGATAGTTGGCAATCAGGTGTTCATGCAGTCCGCCTTGATACAGGACGGCACGATCACCAGCGCCAAGATCGGCGACGCCCAAATCACGGGCGCAAAGATTGCCGACGCTACGATCGATGGGGCGAAGATTGCCTACGCCTCGATCCACGCTGCGCACATCATTGATGCTCAGATCAACACCGCCAAGATTGGGATCGCACAGATTGATACCCTGCGCATCGCTGCCGGAGCTGTTGTGGCTGGCACGGCCAGTTCCTGGTTGATGCAAATCGGTGCATCAAGCGGTAGCGGGCTGTCTGAGTTTAGCCATTGGTCCCCTAGCGGAGTTGGTGGCGCCGTCATCTTCTTCTGCACGGTGAATTGCACTGAATCTGGAGTCAATACCGGAAATAAGCGAGTGCAGATCACGACTAGCACGGACGGGCTCATCTACGACAAGGTGATGCTGGGCAACGCGGATACCCAAGCTCAGATGAAAGATTTTTACAGCCCAAATCTTTCTTGGATAGGCGGCTGGGTGGGGTCTGCGGGAGCTTCGATAACGCTGTCTATGCCACGGCCAAGCAGCGGATACATCTACGGAATCGTACGGCTCGCTGCGTTTACTTTTCAGAGGTAGAAATGACGCAACTTTGTAGGACCTTTCCAGTTCAGGAAATCAAGGAGCAATCCTATTGGGATGGGTGGGACGCCGACGCCCCTGTCATCCCAGTTCGGCTGACCGTTTTTCGCGATGGGTTTCCTTTCGGTGTTGCCGCTTTCGACTACACCCCGAGGGTAGAGGATGGGGTCCGCGTCCTCGATGACGGGGACAAAGAATTCATCCGGAGTTCACTGGCCTCTGGTGTGCAGATGACCCTGAAGAATTCTGGGCTGCAGGCGGACGCTGTGGTCTGCGCTGTTGGGGCGCACAACCACACCGCACCGCCTCGCGCGGCCGTCGATGGCTGGGTAGTGGAGCAGCGGCCGCTGTCCCTGACTGTGAGCGCGGCCGGGGTTGTTTCTGCGCTGGAGAGCGGGGGGCCGCTGAGCATCAGGAATCTCGACACTGGCCTGCAGTACGACGACATGGAGGTTCCCAGTGGCGAGGCCTTCTCGCTGGACCTCCCGGCGGGAAGCTATTACGCGGGGATCTATCCGCGCGATCTGCGCTATGCATTTACGGGGACGAACTTTGAGATCGCTTAAGCCCATTGTCTCTAACGTGGCAGACCTGCGGGCCGGGCAGTATCCGCCCATCGGTGATCAGTTGGATGCGATCTATAAGCTGGCCGCCGCCCTGCAGCAGCAGGGGATTTCGCTGCCCGATGAGGTCCAGCAATGGATCGACCGGTGCGCCGAAGTAAAGCGCAGATTCCCGATCCCGAAGCCCGACGACAACCAGCCCGCCTAGCGCGGGCATTTTTTTGGAGTGCAGATAAATGGCAGAACCTGCAAGCACAGGTGTGGTGGCGGCGGCGGCCGCGGGCGTGACGCTCGCGGGCCTGCTGCCGGGAATTGATGGCAACGCGCTCATCGGTGCGTTCGCCGGGGCGTCGCTGTTCGTCGTGTCGCGCAAGGAAGGTGGTTTGCTGTCGCGCGGCATCTACTGGGCCATTTCTTTCGTGATTGGTTACCTGGCCGCACCGGATGTTGTGGCGCTGACGCCCATCAAGGAAACCGCCATCGCGGCGTTCGGTGCTGCGGCGCTGGTCGTGACTACTGCCCTGGCGGCAATCGAGCGCATCAAGACGTTCGACTTCACCGCGGTCTTCAAGAAGGGGAGCTGAAATGCAACCTGCCGAAATGATCAGCATGGGCCACCAGCATCTGGTGGCCCTTTTGTTTGTGGTGGCGAATTTCGCTTCGGCGGTGCGGCTCCTGCTGTATCGCAGGAAGGGCGCCCGGTTCCGCCGTGGAATGTCCTGGCTGGCCTACCTGCTCATCGTCGGCACGGGCGGTCAGGCCCTGGATGTGCTCGTGCGGCATGAGCCTGTGACGGTATGGCAGGCGGTGGTGGCGGTCTTGATCGCCGTGTTGGTGTATCGCGCTCAGGGGAATGTGGCGTGCATTGTGAGGATCAATTCATGACGCTGAAGGAGGTTATCGCCGGGGCGATCAACCCGGCGCTGGCGCTGCTGCCGGCCAAGATGGACACGGCTGCGGCGCGGGTCCAGCTCCTGGCCATCGGCCTGCAGGAGAGCCGCTTTCTGCACCGCCGACAGCTTGGCAATGGACCGGCTCGCGGGCTATGGCAATTCGAGCGTGGGGGCGGCGTGCGAGGGGTGCTGACCCATCCGGCCAGCCGTGAGCATGCATACAGGATCTGCGGCATTCGCGGCGTGGAGGCAGTTGCTGCGGCTGTGTATCCGGCGCTGGAGGCTGACGACGTTCTGGGGGCGGCCTTGGCCCGACTTCTCATGTGGACGGATGCCTGGCGGCTGCCGGCCGTCGGTGACGTGCAGGGCGCCTGGAACATGTACATCCGTACGTGGCGGCCGGGCAGGCCGCACCCGGAAACTTGGGCGGGCCTGTACGCCCAGGCGGTGACCGAAGTGCGAGGTGCCCATGTTGGCGTGGCTTGAACGTATCAAGGGATGGTTGCTGCTTGCCGGTCTGGCGCTGGCGGCGCTGGCCAGCGTCTTTTACCGGGGGCGAGCGACGGGGAGTCAGGCGGAGCGGCAGGAGCGGCAGGATCAAATCAACGAACAGGCGGCCCAGGCCCGCCAGGAGGTGCGCGATGTGCAGGACCACGTGGCCCGTCAAAATGATGGTGCTGTCGTTGCTGATCTCAAGTCTCGCTGGGTGCGCGGCCCTGGTTCGGGTGGGCGTTGAGTATTGCGACCATGCCCGGCCGATCTACTTTGATTCGGAGACTCAGGTCGATCAGACACCGGCGGCAATTAGACGCGAAGTGCTGGAAGGGAACGAGACTTGGCGCCGCCTGTGTAGTGGGAGGTAAGTCCCTACGATATGTTCGAGACAGCGCTTTTCCTGGAGGCCGACTCATCGGGCGAGGAGTGTGCTGGTCAGTGCAAACGGCGCATGGCGCATAGGGCAGCTGCACGTTCAGCCTTAGCCCGGCGGTTGTCAGTCTCGGCTTGCCAGCCCTGCTCCCAGGCGTCGACCTTTTGTTTCCATGTCGAGATGGATTCACCAGTGTAGCTGGGCAACGCCCTCGCACGAAAGTATGGGCAATCGAACAAAGTCAAACCATCCCACGCCGCCTGTGCTCCAAGCTCTTGGATGTCGTCGCGCGGCATTGGCCGTCCTTCAAAAGTACATTTGGGGGGATTCATTCTCGCGTCCTCGCTGCGTGACTTAGTGCTGACCGGCCGGAGGAGTCTTTTTGTCGTTTTGGCCTGCCTGAGTAGCCTTGCGGGCTGCATCTTCCTTCTGTTGCTGGCTTTGCTGCTCGGCTTGCTTTTGGGTGCGGGTGCCTTGGTCGGGCTGCGTGGATGAATTGGATGATGCATGTTGACGAACGGTCGAAGACATTTTGCTCACCTTTACAGTTGATGTGACGAAGATGCCACCCGTCCAACGTACGCCGGTCTGATGACATTCCCTAGGCTTCAATTGAAACAAGCTCTGTTGAGCCCGGGGCCGGAACATGATGAGGGCGGCGCAGTGCGCAAGTTGAAGATAACTCCCTGCGGGCTGACGTTGATGCCCAGGCGCCGACGGCTGCACGTCCGTGCCATCTAGCCCGCCGTCCGCGGTGGAGTGCCAGAAGCCCGAGCCGCCGCCAGCGTGGTTAACGGAGCCGGCGTCGAACTTGATGCCGCTGCTTAGTCGGATTTCTTCGCCCTCCGGGCGGGAATTCGACGGCTAACGGCGCAGCTGGAGGCTTGTCAAATTCGTTGAAGACCGGGTGACGCATAGTGCGGTTCCGGCACGGCGCTTGCTGCACAAAATTCACATCGTTGGGAGGGATGCCATGACGCGCGACGAATTTGTTTCTAAGATGATCCTTTTGCCCCGTCTGGAAAAATTGGAATTTGGTGACTGGGCAGATGTTTTGGACGCGTATGCGGAGATTCTGGTCCGTATTGAGGGGAGGCTAAGTGCCAGTGAAACTGCGGATTTAATGGGCGTAGGAGCGGAGTTCTATCGCACACTGGCCCGGTGTGAAGACTATAGGCGGTATGCAATTCCCCTCAGATGAAAGAAAGGCGCCCCTAAGATGGAGAGCCTTTTTTGGTGTTGCAGAGAATTATGCCCTCTTAGGGCCGGTCGAGCTTCGGCGCCAGCTCGTCGTGCATCGCTTTTCAACTTCCGATTTCCATCCGTCCTCCCAAGCTTCCACCTTGGTTCGCCACTCCCACGGGCGTTCCCCTGTATGGCCGGGCATGGCCCGCGCACGGAGGAAAGGGCAATCGAGCAACGTTAAACCAACTTGCGCCGAAAGCGCGCCGAGCTTCTGGATGTCCATTTTCATGGTAGTACCCTCCAAAAGTTGCGAGCCTTCAGTATGCAATTCAGGCTACGCCATGCGCAATAGTGTATTCGTACAGAGATGTAGGTATTTTTTTCTAGGCCATCGAGTGTCCGTGCCACAGTTTCAGGCCTGACGAAATAAGGTGTCGCAGCTCGAAGGTGGGACGCCAGGCGGGAGATGCCGATCAGTGTTTTCGGTGGGTGTGTTGCAGCAGGTTAACTAGGTGGCCATAGCCCGGACGGCGGCTCACCTGCCTCATGTGCTGGTGTAGCTCCTCTTCAGCCGACTGGACTTGCACCCTTCCGGCTGGCCTAACAAGCGTGGCGTATGGATCTTGCAGTTTGTCCTTCCATTCTGCCGATTTTTCACCTCGCAAAAAGGGGGAGTGTGGGTCGTACTTGCCCATAGCCATCTCCTAAGTGATTGGTGAAAGCGAGCGTCAAGAAAGGTCTCCCGAATGAAAATCCCACTGCGCCCTCGAGCGCGATGTCAAACCCTTCCGCGCCCGCCACATTGGCGACTCATCTGCACTACCCCTTTCACAAGAAAGAAGGCAGCGGACGCTGCACCAAAGCACATTGTCAGCACCAAGAAAATGCGTGGCGCAAAGCAGGGAAACGGCGTTAACTTTCACTTTCAGGCCGCTTGTGCGCGACGGCGATACCTAGGGTTCCATCGGGCATACGGTATTTGCCGCCGGATAGCCACGTAACGAGGTCTCCGGTTGGCAAGGTACAGACATAGTGTGTGACAGGCTTGCCATCTGCGCTGCGGTTGCTTACGAGCCTTCGCTCAACACGGCAGGTAGAACGATCCGGCATTTTGACAATGACATCCGATAGTCGAGGTCCCGGCGCCATAATGCATTCCTCCAGAAGCCAATCCTCTGAGGCCAATTCGGCCAACGTAGATGGGCGAATCAGAAGTGTCGTCAGTGCGTACGGCTATCTATTTATCACATGTCGTGTCACGACACAATTATCCTTGCCGCCCACAAGTAGCTGGCTCGGGTGCTACGCATCGTTCGCAACTCAAATGTATCGTCCGATACCAATGGTGAGGGTTGACTTCTCGGATTTCCCCGAAGCAAGATTGAGAATTGGACTGTAAATTCTTGTCGAATTGTGCGGCCTCTGTCGGCCTAATGTCTCGGCGAACAATCCGCTTGCGAGGCACCCGATGAAAAAGTCAAATTTGCTTTGCCTGGGAGTTCTCCTGGGCTCAGTCACTCTGTCTATGCCGGTGGTGGCTGATCCTTGGAAAGACGAATCCGGTCATGGGCGCCCCTACTATGGTGGCCACTACGAAGGCGGAGACCATAAGCAGGAGTATTGGGATGGAAACTGCAAGGTCGAGCGCAAGTGGAAGGGCAATGGCGATTACAAAGAAGAACGAAAATGCAAGGGGCCTCGGTACTATGGGCGCCCCGATGTTGCGTACCCAGCCTACCCGCAATCGGGAATCTCTGTTGAGCCTGGGATCATCATCCAGGGGACGGCGGTGATCCGCTAGGTCGTGCCAACGATCTTTGTAAGACGGCCGTGTAGCTAAGCCATTACTCCCCGTTCCGTTTCATCCACCATATCGTAGTAGGACTTCCGACAATCTCCTCAAAGCCCGAGACCAGTTAGCTGCGAATTGGATCAAGTGCTAGCCTATTGCGCGTCAACTTCATCGAGACGTCGGCGTGCGTACCGCGATCCAGATCGGTTCCTGGCCCTGCCGTACACTCGGGTAGGTCAAGCAGTTCCCCCGCAACCTCTCCTGCTTCAATTCGACGAGTGATGTCGTCGAGCAGGAGCGTGCGCGAAGCGAACCCTCGGCCCGTGAGGCCTCGTGCGAACAGGCGGTAGGCCAAATTGGGCTCGGCCCCTTTCATGACGCCGAGGTCAAAAATTCTGCCTTGTTCATTCCGAAGGAAGAGGTGTCCGGGCCGAGCGTAGATTCTGTACACCCGCCAAGGCGACAAGGTCACTGAGTGCGGAATTGGCTGACGTTCTCGGCGGCCATCTTGATGATGAAAAGATGCCGTGGGTGGGAGGATCTTTCTGCAAGCGGTGATGACGCGCGCAAATGATGTACTGACAAGCTTCATCATGATGTAACGGCCTAAAGGAATCGAAGCGCGGCGTAGCCACGAGATAGTAGCGTACAGATGTGGTGGATCGGGATCGGTACACGACAACGCTGGCTCTCGCAACCACGCGACGAGTCAGCGTCTACTCACAAACTTTCCAGCCTCCATCAGCAGCTAGCCAGCTGCGTTTTTGTGGTAGAAATAGGCTGAAAGTGTGTGACTCGCTACTGTGGGGTACGTTGCTTCAGCGGGTCGTTCTGCGCTTGCTTGCGAGCCGCCTCGTCTTTTTGTTCCTGGCTTTGCTGCTCTTGCTGTTTGTTGGGTTGGTCACCCTGGCCAGGTTGGGTAGGAGGGCCTGCAGCGCTGAAGCGGGTAGGGAATGTCATGATGTTTACCTTTTTGGTTGCCGTGGCGAGTGCCACATACCTACAGTACGCCCTGCAGTAGCTCTGACCTAAGACTAAATTGAAACAGGGCTAAGTCGTGGAGTGGTGCTAGGCCTACAATAATTTCGTGCAATCCTGTCGGAGGCCGCGCCATGTCACAGACAACGGGTGCTAAAGCGCTGGAACGCTGGGACGATGAGGGAGGCTCGCAATTGGTTTCGCTAGCCCAGTCGTTCGCCATCGAGGAATTTGAGGTGTCGGAGCGCCGAATACTCGCCTTTCTAGGGGCATCGGTATTGAGCCTATGGGACGAACTCCCAGCTGATGCGCGGCAGCGGGTATTGAATCGCGAGGTCGCTCAAGCAGCATTCGACAGGTCTGCACTCAAGGCGAGGATCGCACGCATTGCCGGGGAAGATCCTCTTTCAGGAGAGAAGCATGACTCGCGATCCTGAGGACTCGGACATTGAGCGCTGGCTTAATGAAGGTGGCGTGCGACTGCCCACGTCAGTTGACATGTTAGATGCAGGGAGGCTTGACGAAGGCGAGCGGCGGGTCATCGCTTGCCTCGGGGCCGCAACCTTGAGCATCTGGCACGAAATGCCGGCTGAAATTCGGAGGAAGGTGCTACAGAGCGCCCTTAGCGCGGCTACCTATAACGCGGCATTGCTAAAAGAAGAGGTTGCGTTGTTCCTAAGGAGAGGCCAAAACTCTTAATAAAAACGGGACGTGCGCGTACAAAGAGTGTGTCTTCACGGTATCCGCCTTGTTCAAGCAGCTGAGAGATTTGACGACCGCGAGGTTTAATTTGCTCGTCGTCCCAATTAATTGCCAGGCGATTGAGAACTTTTCGGTCGATACCACACATTCGCGCCCAGCCACTTTCCGTCAAGTATGGGATGCCGTATCCAGGACTCCCATTTCGACCCCATCAATTTCAGCCTGGGCTTCGACCTTAAATAGGGGGGGCTGCGCCTTCAACGTACCCCGGGACTGGTCCGCCATAACAACCTCCTAAGCCTTTGATCTAAAGAAACTTTGGGGTGGGCCTAAGCCCGTGCAGATTGGGCCACTTCACCCAGTTACTAAAAATTCCCAGCCTTTCAGTATGTGCGAAGCGGATAAGGTCTGTGGACTCTGTCAAAGGTTGGTTCAGCTAGCCTATTGCTACGACCGCGCCCACTGCCCCACCTCATCGTCCCGGAGCCTGGCGCCAGTCTGGACGAAAACGCCCAACCCGTGAGGGGGCTGGGGCGAATGACGTGCAGCCAGCCGGCGTCGGAGTTGCAGGAGTTCAAAATGTAACACTATGAAAAGGTGGGCCAAGCCTGCTTCTTGAGCGCGGCTAGTGGATGCACATCGGCCCTCCAGTTGGGAGTGCCTGCATAGGGCCGGCCTGCCGGTAGACGTCACAAGGAAGCTAGAGTGGCGCCGCGCCGGTGGCTTTGATGTAGGCTTAGTCTTCGCATGAAATGCCGCCGTCATATGGATCGGAGCTGACATGAGGGTATTGACCTACGGCTGGGCCCAATCAATTGAAACGTTGTTAGAGCCGGAGCAGGAAACGTTGGCTCGGCTGATAGCGGCGGAGGCTCGCGTCCCACCATACATCCGTGATGAGCGCAAAGCCGTCCATGTCGCCTTGAAAGAACTACAAGAATATCTTCAAGCGCGCGCCAATGAATTGCTCGAGGCTCAAGCTGTTCATTTGAATGAGGGAAAGAAAAAGCGTAATTCACAAGGCCCCTCCCTTGTGCTCGGCCATACCTGGAAAGCCGCGATACGTGAAGGGCTGCTGCTATTTCCGAAACACAAGGCGCATGCACTGCGGGTCACGCTTCGCGGGTGGGAACGGGCGCTGAATCTCGCTGACGATTTGTTTACCATGGCCTCGCTTCGCGGCTATGAGCCTGTGCCGTGGAAAATGTGGGACAAGACTTTTAAGATTCGCGCGGTGGAGGCTGAGCTTGACCTAAGGATTATGGAGAAGCTGGCGCGAGTCCAGGACGATGGCGAGGGTTCGGCGACGGGGACACCTTACGAAAACTACTTCACAACTACCCGCTCACTGTCGATTTATCTCAACCGCGCCGGCGGGGAAGTCGAGGTGGTCGAAAAGGAAGGGGTACCTCTTGAAGACCAGCTGGAGGAGCTATTTGATCAGATTCCCCGCGAGCTCGTACTCGATCTCGCGCAGAATCGAAAGTGGCAACGAGACAAGGAAGCAGACGCCGAAGCACGTCAAGCAGAGTTAGAGCTGAAGCGGCTGAAGGATGCAGAGGCCGCTAGGCGAAGCAGGTTGGAAGACGAAGCGCAGAATTGGCACCGTGCGATCATGATTCGGCAGTACGCTGAAGAGATAGAGCGGGCCATGCTTCCCGATATGGGTGATGCAGCGAAAGAGTGGGTTAAGTGGGCGCGTACGGTTGCTGATGAGGTCGACCCAACCTCAAAGCGTTGCAATCAACTCAGGCATACGGCAGGGATGACGTCCCCAGATGGCAAGGAGGATGCCAGTGCGTCGAACAATACAGCGCGCGGAGCTATACGACAGGGTATGGAAAGTCCCGATTTCGAAGCTTTGCCAAGAGTATGGCCTCTCAGACAATGGACTGCGTAAAGTTTGCCGCAGGTTGGGCGTGCCTGTACCAGAAAGAGGGTACTGGGCAAAGCAGGCCGTTGGAAAGGCGCGTGCGCGGCCGAAGCTTCCTGCTTTGGCAGGAAAGCCCGCTTCAGAGACCGTGACCACTAGGGATGAGACCGCACCATCTCGTGCTATGAGGTCCGAGACGAAGGCGATTCTTGAAAGGGACCTAGTATTCGAGAAGGATTCAAGCAATCGCGTGGATGCCCATGATCTGCCTATGCATAAAGCAATATTGTCTGTGCAACAGCGACTCGTTCGACGGGTGAAGGAGTGGCAGAAGGCTCGTAAAGATCACGAGGCGGCCCTGCGAAGATCTGAGAATAGGCCTTGGGAGCCGAATTGGTCCGCGTTGAACTCCGGGCTGAGGTGGCCGGATTTTGAAGAAAAGGGCGGCTACCTGTTCTTAAAGAACGAGCCATGCGTGGCAAGGGTGACCGAAAAACAGATAGGCCGCGCGGTGGCAATTTTGAACGCAGTCGCGCATGCGGCTTCCAGCCGCGGGTATACGTTCTTGGTGCCAGAGGCTAAGGCAGGAGCTTTAACTCTAAGACGAAGAGGTGTCGATACGCTCTTGCGATTGACCGAGCATGCAACGGTCAAGGAGGTAAAGGATAAAAGCATCTTCTATGCGCACCTGGGCGGTATACGGAAAGAGCCTCATCCGACGGGGAAATTACGGATTCATTTCAGGATATCGACACGCCCTGAGAAGTTCGTGTCCGATGAAGACGGGCCGCTGGAAGAGCAGTTAAACGACATTTTCGCCAGACTCGCTAAGGCCGAAGCTGCATATGCTGAACATCTTCATCGCGAGGCCATCCAAGAGAAATTGCGCGAGGAGGCGCAAGTTCGATGGATTGAAAGGCAGCAACAGTTGGAGCAGGAGCGGAAGGCACAGCAGCTCATCGAGACGCAGTTGCAGCGGGAAAAAGAGGAGAGGGAAAACTTCTTGCGGGACCTATGCGCAGAAGCTGACGCTTGGCGGAAGTCGCAATCAGTGGAGTGTTATTTGAGACATCTTCGCGAGGCATCGGGGAATTCGGCTTCAAGCGAGTTGAGAGAATGGCTCTCTCGAGCGGAAGAAGCTATGAGAGAGCTTGATCCCACCACTCGGCGCCTTGGTAGTTGAGAGTTTTGGCAGGCGACTACAAAGCGGGTCCTGCGGAAAGCGCCGTTTCCAAAGCTGAGCCGAGCGCCTTCCAAGCCTCGCGCATTTGGCTCGAGTGATCGCTGTGTAGATAGTGCCGTCGAATTTTGGCGCTGCCCGTATGAATGACATGGTTCTGGCAAAGGTCGATAACCTTGTCTTCAATTCCGATTGTCTCCATTAGAGTGGCTCCTGTCCGGCGCAGATCGTGCGCAGTCCAGTTTCCGTTTCGTCCACTCGCGAGAACAAGACTGTTGTCGTTGCGCCGCCCCTTCAGGGCTTTGCGGTTCATGAACATCACCTGACGGTCGCCTATCTGCTTGCCCACAGTCGATTCTGATACGTGCCCCTCTGCTTGCTTGGCTGGGAAGCACCAAATTCCTTTGCCGGTCTTTTCATACAAGCGCTCAAATTGCATTTTCGCGAATGGCGACAGAAACACTGTGAGCGCGCGCTGCCCGGCTTTTGTCTTCTTGACGTTTTCTTTGGGTATATACCAAGTGCCCACGGCCAGGTCGACATGTTCCCAACGGGCCTTGAGCGTTTCGCCGATGCGGGAAAGTGTGGAGAGGCAGATCCATACCGCCACCTGGGTTTCAAGTGCGATAGGACGTATGGCGCGCCGCCTATCCTCGGCGGTGGCGTACTCACACTCCATGCGCTCGAAGATTGCCTGCAACTCTCGGATCTCGTCCAGGCTTAGAACGCGGTCGCGTATGTTCGCCAAGTCGTAGTCCTTCTCCACTATCTTGGGGATCTCGATGAGGTCTGTAGGATTGCCCTCTATGAGTAGGGCTCGCCAGGGCTTTCTTTTTTCGCCCCAGACCAGCATTTGTCGTATGGCGGTAAAGACCACTACAGCAAGCCTGTTCGCTCCTCGCGCCACAATCAGCCTCAGCAGCGCTCTGATGCCGTGCTCATCCAGATTCCGCAGCGCTGTGGTTCCGATCTGTGGCAACACGTCCTTCTGAAAAACGCGCTTGAGTTCTGCATTGTCGTCCGAGCGCCGCACACCGTCGGTGATCCAGGCGTCATAGAGGTCCTTCACTGTAAGGTCATCAGCTTGACGTCGATCTTCTTCGGCGAGGGTTGCTTCAATCTGACGCTGAGCCTCAATCCGAACAACCCGCTTTTGATCGCTTGGATTCACTCCGGTCCTGACCCATTCACGGGCTTGGTCGCGAGTTACGCGGATCTGATCCAGCGATAGGCTTGGCCATGTGCCGCAATAGTGGCGCTTCGTCTTGCCCTCCCACTTATAGGCGTACCTCCAAGCTACGGAGGTTTTTGCGCCGTGCTGTCGAACCTCTCCCTGCAGGCCGTCACCGTCGGCCAACGTGTCGCCTTTCCAGGAAGGTGGGATAGCTTCTAGTTCCTTGACGGTCCAGCGGAAGCCTTTACCTCGTTTCGGATATCTGTTCAT